TTATATATATATCTATATAAGATATAGAAAATTTCATAAGTATTTGATAGTCAATTAGTTAGCTAAATTAATAATATCGGAATACGATATTTCGGTACTCTAAAATAGCCAAAAAATATCGGATTCTGATATTTTAGCAGTTATTAATATCAGATTTCGATATTTTTTATTATCTTTGTAATATCGAAATAAGACATAAAATAACAATTATGAATCAAAAGTACTATATGAAAGTAGGAAATAAGCTAATAGAAATAGCTAATCCTAAGATGAACGCTAATAAGCGTAGGTATATTAACAAAGCTAGTGAGAATTATGATAAAGTTGCTAGCAAAGTTATTAAAACTATTTTTACTCTTAATACTAATCGTAATAAAGATAGTGAAGAAATATATGAAGGTTTAAAAGGTCAAATACTTCTAAACAAACTAGGAAAAGTTAAGAGAAAAAGTTATCACACAGTAAATGATGATTTTTGGATTTATATAGAAGATTTAAATCCACAACAAGTAGTTCTACTTATTTATATATCTTGTCACTTAGATTATAATAGTAATGTATTTGTAGCTGATTATGAACAAATATCTAATGATTTACATCTTAGTTTATCACGTACAAAGAACTTATTTACTGAACTACTTGCTATTCCTAATCAAATAATAGCTAAAACCAATATAGCTAAAGTATATCTTATAAATCATAATGTACTATTTAGAGGTAGTTATGATGAATTTATAGAGATATACAATGAGTTATATGATGGTGAACAAGCTTGTTTTGACGATAAGAATAGAGTCATCATTGCTTAAACTCTTAAAGGTGAACTTATTAAAGTTCACCTTTATTTATATAATTATAAGGATATTCATAATCATTAATATTATCATAAATATCCTCATAATCAATATCATTAATCAACTTTATTTCTAACATTGATTTCAACAATCTTATCGTAAGCAACATAAGGTGCATATTTATCATTACTAAAATATACACCTTTTGTATCAAAATCATTTACTTCAACATTATTATAAACATTACCATTATTTGTAATAATAGTAACATTAACACTATCATCCTTTATAGGCATAATAGCTTCACAAATATTCATTGCTAAATAATTATTCATAATATAGTTCTCCTATAATTAAATTAATAATAAGAAAAGTCTTAAAAGTCTTATAAGGAACTTCACTAACTTTTCACTGTCAGGTCTTGTTTTTTTCTTGATGACCAAGTCTTGTTCTTTTCTTGATGAGTACTCTCATTTCTTTCTTGATGAGTTGCAAGACTAATAATCAAGCTAGAGTAGCAATTAGCCACTCTAACAAGAACTCAATCTTTAGTACTAATTCCAATCATTACAAATACGAACCCAATGAAGAACATTACTCCAAAGAACTCTAATGTAACAACAGAATTTATTCTGTCATTAATATAATCAAAATAAATACTTGCAATAAAACTAATTAAACTTGCAATAATAGCAAGTATTGCAGTAACATTGAATATATATTTAATCTCTTTCATAACATTTCATTTTAAAAGGAGTAGAGCACTAAGCTCTACTCCAGGTTAAACTACATAATTGCCTTCAGAATCATCTCCTTAGTAATAGGAGTACCAAGAATCTGAGCATCATTGAGTTCGCAAGTTGTGACACCAGTAATGTCAGTACGATAAGCATCACGCTTGGTAACAGCTTTATTTCCGTCAGCAGTTTCGTACTCAGTACCAGCTGGAACTAATTCTCGGTCAAGAACCATTGTACAACCAACAAACAGGTTACGAATAGCTTCTTGATTAATCTCTCTAGTATCTACACCAGAGAAATAGAAAGCATGCAAAGGCATTGCAAGATTAGCTGCACGAACTAGCTGAGGCATAGTCATTGAAAAGTGGTTTACATCACTCTCAGCAAAGGTTATTTCGCCAGTAGCAGTATCTACTGATTGAGCAAAGCCTTTGAAAGACTTGTCAGTTGTAAAACGAACACTAACACTACCATTGTTGGTAAACATTGCAACACTCTTGATTTTAACTGAAATTGTGGACATAATAATAATTGTATTTAATTAATTATAATCAGTTGGTACACGACCAACGGCACAAGTCCTTCTCATGCCAAGTCTTGTTTTTTTCTTGATGAATTGTTCTTGTTTTTTCTTGAATGAGAAAAGAATGCTTTCCTTTAACTCCTTGACGGGGGAGTTCAATTCGTTATCTTAATGGCGGGGGTTGCTAGTAATACTCCCTCCCTCACAATTATTTATATCATATACTATATATCTTCTTTATTACCTTTATCTTTTGTTTTATTTTTATTTTATTCTTAGTTTTTATTTCTATTTTATTTTTATGTTTATTTCATACGTCTCTATTACTTTTTATTTTCTTTTAAGTTTATATTCAACTATATTTATATAATTGTGTCTATTTTATGTTTATTTTTATTCTATTTTATTTATTATTTACTATACTTACTATATACTCCACTTTTTCTTTCATATCTTTACGTTCAACTTTATTTCTTATTTTATTTTCATTATTAGCTTTTACCTTATTCTTATTTCATGTTTATCTCTATTTTTCTACTATTTTATCTTTATTTCTATTTCTTTTATTACTCTTTATTAATTTTTAGTTTTATCTTTATACTATTTATCTCTATTTGCTTTATCATTTCCTATATTAGTTCTATTTTTATTGATATATTACTACTATATTGTCTATATCGATTATATTATATATCTTATAAGATATAACAAATAACGCAATTCATTGATACTCAGGTACTTAGTGATTTTAAAAATTGCGCATATTGCAATTTTTTGACTTCATATAGAAGAAAAAGTTGCACGTACAGCAATTTTTTGCAAAAAAGTTGCACATATTGCAATTTTTCGCTATCTTTACAGTACTTAAAGATAGTAGTAATAATTCAATTAATTAACAATATGAGAAAATTAGGTAAAACATATATAACTTTATTTGGTAATACTATAGAAATTGATAGTAATACAAGTATAGAAAATAAAGTAAGTATAAAAGCTAAAGCAGTTACTAAAGTTAAAAAAGAACTTATAGTTCCTACAGTATTCAATATAGATTATAGTAAGAATCCTGGTAAAGAACATGAACTTACTTCTGAAGATAGTGATGCTATATTTAAATTTATATCTGATTCTAAAATAAAAAGAGAAAGTTATTATTGTGCTAATGATAATCTTTATCTTTTAGTTGAAGATATGAGTATTACACAAGTAAGAATAATACTTTATATAGCTGCTAAATTAAAATATAATAGTAATGTATTTGTTGCTGACTATACTGAAATAAGTAAAGAACTGAATGTATCTACAAATACAATTCAAAGGTCTTTTATTGATATTTGTGAATCATATAACCAAATAATAATTAAAACAAATAAACCTAAGACATATCTTATAAATCATAATGTTATATTTAAAGGAAAACTTGAAGATTTTATTAGAGATTATAATGTGATGTATGATGGTCAAAAAGCTAATTTTGATGATAAAGGTAGAGTTATTATAGATACTATATAATATAGCCCATCTAGCCGCCCCGTAAAAGGTATTAAACAGATAAAGCTTTAGTACCAATATAAGTTAATTTTATTAAATTAAACTTCAATAATAGTCTATCTTCGTTGTTTATAGCTATATTTGCAGCAGATTTTCGAGCACCCTTTTGAACACCAGTTTCATTAGTTGTTCCTCAATCAGTTTATTTAAATATTATATAACTTGAAAAAGATGTATATAATCTAGTTATTAATTAAAATATTAAAGTTATGGTTAATTTACAAGTTAATTATCGTGGTGGAGATTATCTCCTTAGTTTGCCAACTACACTTAGTGAAATTAATGTTGATTATCTTAATAAGATTACTCAGCATATTCACGTTGCTCCAGATTATGCTCTTATTGCAATTTTATATAAGGTTCGTCCTATTGAAATTGTAAGTAGTGTAAAGCAGAATAAAAATGCTAATGTTGGTGCAGTAGCAATGTTTATTAAAGGAAATAGTAATACTGATTTTTATAACAATATTAAACTTGGTGATACTATTATTATTGCTCCTACTGATATTGCTCTTGGTCATACTGTTAGAGTAGTTAATAATAATCTTACTCCTAGTAAGCTTCTTGAACTTGCAGAAACAAATCCTGATTTAAATAAGAAACTCATTGGAGTTATGTCACCTACTTATTTTGTAGATTTTAAAGTTGTAGCTACTGCTTTTATCCACGGTAGTATGACTAAAGATGAAAGTAAAGAAGCTATGTATTTAGTACCAGGAGGTACACTAGAGTAAGTTACGAATGAACTATATACTCCTTTTACGGGGGGGCTAGAGCGATAGCGGAGGGGACGCAAGTCCCCGAAGCGATAACAATTACATTTATAATATTAATAATAATACAATGAATGATGAATTAGAAGTTCGCAAGTTTCCTGCAATGGGTGGATATGATGTCACAATAGTTAATAAAAACGATATTCTTAAAACTATTGATGATAATATTATAGATAAAGAAATAGCTTATGAAATAATAACATCGTTAGAGTTATCTTGTCAAAAGTATGTTGCTGCTGGTGATACTGCTGGTATTCCTTATATAGGAAAAATTAAAGAACGACTTACAGCAGCTATTGCTAGAGAAAATAAAGAAGCTCTTAATGATGCTAGAGAAGTGTTAGATAAAGAACATTATATAGCTTTTAAACATGCTTTGTTTGCTGACGAAAGTAAACGTTATAAATATAACAAAGTATATAAACTTGAAATTGCTCGTGTTGTTAGTCATAATAGAAGACAATATTGGAACTATGTTGATACAATAGGAGAAGTAAAAGCTGATATAATGTTTCATGGTATAGCTCATTTAAGATATTCACCGCCATGCGAAGAACAGATTTAATTATAGATAACATGATTGTTATTGATGATAATGGAATGCCTAAAGCTCCAGATATTCGTCAATTAATGGATAAAGATATTCGTACACTTTATCAACAAGATAAAAGTAAAGATAAGTCACAGTACATAAAAGACTGTATAGTTATTTATTATATGGGAGACCCAAAGTCTCCTGCAAAACAAAGTGGTCTTAGTGATGGTGAAGCACTTAAAATGGCTATTGAGCAAGCTGGATTGCCAGCTAACTATATCCCTAATCAACTTGTTAGAAAGATAATAAGTAGATATTATGCTGCTAATATTGGAGAAGCTGGTAGAGTAGTTGAGAATCTTCTTAAAACTCTTCATAATGTAAATATAGCTATTGATGCTATAAATATGCTACTTAATGAAAAGCTTAGAGATAAAGCTAATCTAACTGTTGAAAACGTTAGTGATATAATGGGTTTGATTAATCAAGTTAGTGCTAAGGCTTCTGACTTGCCTAAGATTCTTAAATCACTTGATGAAGCTAAAGAAAATCTTATGTATGAAAAGGAAACTGAGACTGCAAGAGGTGGAATGGCTGTATCAAGTAGCATGGATGCTAGTGCTTATTAAAGTTTAAACTTAAAAGATATGAATAGTAATTATAACAATAATTTTCTATATTTCCAAGAAGAAGGTCATAAGTATACTGACACTTTAGGAAATGAATATCTTAGTGTTACAACTAATATCGAAAACTACTGTCCAAAGTTTAATGCAGACTATTGGGCACGTAAGAAAGCTAAAGAACGTGGTATTAGTGAAAAGCGTATCAAAGAAGAATGGGCTGCTATTACAAAAGAAGCTTGTGAACGTGGTACTGCTACACATAATGGTCTTGAAGATGGAATTAAAGGAAGTAGTATGTTTAAAGATGCTATTCAGTATCTTACAGAAGTTAAAACTGGTAGATGTATAACTGTTGCTGATATTCCAAATCTTCAAGCTCATCCTCTAGATATAGAACAATTTAAAGAAGCTACTAATAATAAATATCCTGAGATTTATAGTGTGTTTCAATATTATATTGATAGAGGATATACTATTTATTCTGAGATTGGAAGTTTTGTTCCAGAACTTCTTCTTAGTGGTACTATAGATGTTCTTTGTATAAGACCTGATAGATTTGTTATTCTTGATTGGAAAACTAATAAAGATGGTCTTCATTTTACTAGTGGATTTTATCGTAAAGATAAGAAAGCTAAACCAGTTCAATTAACTAATGAATGGTGTAATACTCATGAAATGATGCTTCCTCCTTTTGGTCATTTAGAAAATTGTAATGGTAATCATTATACAATACAACTTTCAACTTATGCTCGTATGGTAGAAATGATACTTAATATTCCATGTTATGGTTTAGGTCTTTGTCACATACAAACACCTTTTATTAAAAATCAATATGGTATGCCATTACGTGACAAACGAGGAATGTATGAAATAGATAAGAATGGTAAAGAAGTTGTTACTTGGTATCATATTAATTATATTCGTAATGAAATAGATGCTATGTTTCAAGATAGAAGAATTTATCTTAATAGTAAAGGACTTCTTAATAAACAAACTCAAATACAATGGTAGAATATAAAACTAGACATATTACACCTAATGGTGTTGTTATGGATGATTATTATTTTGAAAATGGAGTAACTATTACTCTTATTCCTTGTAAAGAAATAAATGAAGTATGACAAGACGAAGACGAATTAATACTAGAGTTCTTCATGTTGAAGAAGTCGATAATATTAGATATGTTTGTAAAGGTATTCCAGAAATTGGAATATTTTATGTATTTGGCGTATTAAAACAATAAGATATGAATAAAGAATTATTTAATAAAGCAAGTAAAGCTGATTTCAGCAAAATACTCATCAATAAAGGATATGCCTATTTTAATAAAGGTAAATATAATCTTAACATTATTGGTATTAGAAATTCTGGTAATAATATTACTAATAAATTTGATGATGTTATTGTAGTAGAATATATTGATATGTATGACATCAAATCTAGAAACATATTTGCTGCTACTACTGAGCCTGGTATTACTAGTATGACTAAACCTGTAAATTATAAAGGTTGCGCTATACTTGTTCCTGGTCAATATCGTTCTGCTTGGAAACTTGGTTATCATAAAGGTAAGTATGAAGCTATTGTTCAATATAAACCTGTAAAAGTTTATAGAGATAACAATAAAGATACTGTTTATGATTTTAATCCAAAGACTATAGAAGAAGGTACATTTGGTATCAATATTCATAAAGCTGGAAGACATTCTACTCAAGTTGATAATTGGTCTGCTGGTTGTCAAGTTCTTGCTAATAAAGAAGATTTTGATACTCTTATGAAACTTGCTCATAAACAAATTAGTCAAGGATATGGTAAACTATTTACTTATACTTTAATTAATGAGGAGGATTTGTAATGGATAGTTTTAGTAATGAAGATGGTAAAGGTTTTGTAGTAGTTCTTGTTCTTGCATTTGTTATTTGTTGCTCTATGGTTATTGGAAAATATTATCATACTAAAAATAACAATATTATTGAACAAAATATTGAACTACAAAAACATAATGATAGTTTAAGAATTAAAGTTGATAATTTAGATAGTATTAAAAATGCAAAAGTTATTGAAGTTAAAGCTCTTGATAATTATAGTACTATTGAGTTGTTCTATCAACTCATCGAGTAAAGTTTACATACCTTTTACGTGGGGGCTAGAACATGATAGTATTAAAGTTGCTATTGATGACCTTCGTAAAGCTAATACAAAATTAATAGAATTAAGTTATGAAAAAGATATTAATAAGAATCTTCGACAAATTATTGTCAATGATAGTGTTCTTGCAGAACAAGCTAGACAAAGATATATATTATTGGATAGGTCATGTAAGAAAATAAAGAAGCAACGTAATATTGCTTGTTGTGGTACTGGTGTTGCTATTGTGTTACTAATTTTAAGTCTATTGAAATGAGTGATGATAAGACTGTAGAAAAGTATATTGAAAGCTACCCTTTTCTTCAATATCAGAAAGAAAACCAAGGTCAATATAGACGAGCTAAAGATGCTGGTTATAAAGACCCTAATGATTTCTTTATGATAGGAGAAAGCGGTGGCTTTCTTCTTGATATACGTATAGGAGATAAATTTGTAAATACTAATCTTCTTACTGAAATGGCTAATATATACCATATTAATGGTGGTAAATATACATTATATAAAGAAGATAGTATTCCTCATAGACAACTTCGTAAAAGAGAAGAATATCGAAGAAGCCATGGATTTGATGCTCCTTGTTTTATGCGTGAAGGTAAAGTTCAAAATCTTCATATTAGTGGAGATATGTATAATTATCTGAATTATACTGTTATTGAACAGTTGGATGAAAAGACTATTATACATACAGATAAAGGTTCTGTTGCTAAGAAGAAACAAGACTTTCCTAAGTTTATAGATGCACAATTTTGGACGTTTGCTATTATAGAGTTTTGTGAACTTAATGGTTTTCATCTTCTTATAGATAAAACTCGTCGTGGAGGTTTCTCTTATATTATGTCTGCTCATAGTGCTAATAAGATTAATCTTCAACCTAATAAAGTTTGTATTCATGTAGCTGCTGATTCAAAGTATCTTACTAAACGTGGAGGTCTTACTGATTTTAGTATTAGAAATCTTTATTTTTATGAGAATAATACATTCTTTAAAAGAGGAATACTTTCTCGTGCTGCTGAGAACTTTACTTTAGGATTTAAACTTCCTAATGGAGATATTAGTCCTAAGTCTTGGAATAGTGCTTTGTTTAGTGCTTCTGCTAATAACAATCCTGATTGTGCTATTGGTAAGGATGCTGTTAGTGTTAAGACTGAGGAGGTTTCTACAATGGAAAACTTTGATGATTATATGAATGTTACTGAACCTGCTATGCGTACTGGTAGTTATGTTACTGGTAACTTATTTGCTTGGGGTACTGCAACTAGCGGTAATATGCAGGTTTTTGAAATGAACTTCTATAATCCTAATAAGTTCCATTTTATGCCTTTTGAAAATGTATGGGATAAAGATTCTCGTAATGAAGTTTGCGGTTATTTTAAACCATATTGTTGGGGTCTTCAAGGTCAGATTGGAGACCTTTTTGCAATGGATAAAGATGGTAATTCTAATATAGAAACTGGTCTTCGTATTGCATATAAAGAACGTGTAGCTAAAAAAGAAAGTAGTAAAACTTTTAGTGATTATATTAATTATCTAGGTCAGTATGCTAATATGCCTAGTGAATCATTTAGTTCTACTAGTGAAAACTTATTTAGTTCTGAAGCTTTAATGAACTGGGAAGAAATTCTAAAGAACGACCCTGCTTATACAGATATTGCAGATGATGGAATGTTCTTTGAAGATATTAATCATAAAATTATATTTAAAACTAATACTCGTATTAAAGCTGAAGGTGGTAAATTTAATGTTGATTATTTTGATTGGATTCAAGGTGTTCCTCGTAAGCCTCGTGAGCATCATCATGGTTGTGTTCGTAAATGGTTTGAACCAATTAAAGTTTCTTATATAGATAAAGATGGAACTACTAAACTTGGTATTCCTCCTGGTCAATATAGTATTAGTTATGACCCAGTAGGTGTTAATAAAGAGAATGATGCCCTTACTAATAAACATTCTCATAACAGTATTAAAGTTTGGGAAAATCCTACTCAATATAATAACTTTAAGACTAAACTAGTTTGTGCTTATTATGGACGTCCTGAGAAGCTTGAACAAGCTGATTGGATATGTTACCTTATGGCACGTTATTATAACTGTATTGGAACAACTGGAGTTGAGGTCAATCGAGGTGAAACTGTAAGTAACTTTAGTAAATGGAAAGCATTAAAGTATTTAATGAAAGACCCTGTTGAACTTTGGGATAGTTCTATTAAAGCTAAAGTTACTGCTTCTTATGGTGTCAACGTAGGTGGTGGTACTGGTACTGGTAGTAGTAAAGTTCTTGAAGGTCTTCGACTTCTTAAAGAAATGCTTTATAGTCCAGTTGGTAAAGATTTAAAAGGTAATGATATTATGTTGTTTCAAACAATATATGACCATCAGACTATACTTGAACTTCTTAAATGGAACGTTAAAGGTAATTTCGATAGAGTATCTGAAATGATTATTCGTGCTTTACAATGGAAACTTCAAGATGTTCAAGCAGCTAAAGAACTTGTTCATAGAAAGAAAACTACTGAACAAAATATTAGAGATGATATTTGGCATAGAAGTTGGTTTACCATAATACCACCAGTAATAACATTAATTATTAATTTTATAACAATATAGATATGTTTAATAATTTAAGTTTTCAATTTCCTAAACAACAGGTTGATGCTGCGACTAAAGAGAAACCTGATTGGTATGCTAATAGTATAGATTATATTATTGGCTTAGGACTTAGTTTGAATGATAGAACTGAGACTGAAACAATGCTCAATGTTCTACATGGAGATTTACCACAAGAGTTTTATAAAAAGACTCTTAATCCTTACAATGCAACTAATGAACGTTTTCAACGTTTTCCTGCAACTCTTCGTAATTATGATATTATGTCTGATATTATACGTAGATATATAGGAGAGTATTTTAAAGGAACTCATGAATTTGCAGTAGGAGCTAATAATCCTGATATAGTATTTGAAAGAAATCAAGCTTTGAAGGAAAAAGTAATGCAAGCAGCACAACAAGCGTTTCAACAAGAGTTTGAACGTAAGTATAAAGAAGCTGTAGAACAAGCTCAAGGTCAAGGTCAATCTCCTGAAAGTATAAATCCTCAAGAAGTAATGCCAGACCCAGAAGAGTTTATTGCTAAGTTTAATCAAGATTATATTGATAAAGAAAGTAAGCAAGGTCAAGATATTCTTAATTATATTAGAGACCTTACAAACGATGCTCAGATTTATCTTACTGCTTTCTTTAATTATTGTTCTCTTGGTGAATGTTATACATATACTGAACTTCGAGGAAATAAGATTATTAAGGAGTGTGTTCCAGCTATTGAAGCTTTTCCTATTCCTAATAATCAATTTATGGTTGAAGACCATGATATGTTTGCAAGACGTATTATGATGTCATATAATCAAATACTTGATACTTTTGAAGATTATTTGACTGATAAAGATAGAGCTTATCTTGATGACCTTTATAATACTTCTCCAGGTGCTTCTACTAAAGTTGTTCAATTAGGATGGAATCAATTATTTGAGAAATATCCAGAAGTTTGTGGTAAGTTTACTGATAAAGAAAGAAATTTATATAAAACTCAATCTTTAACTCCAAGTGCAAATAATAGTAATCTTTATGAAGTTTGGCATGTAGTTTGGAAAGGTTTTGCTCGTCAAGGTATTCTTACTTATACTAATGAACTTGGTTTCCAAGAACAAAGAATAGTTGAAGAAGATTATGAATTTAATCCAGAAGCTGGAGATATTAATATTGAATGGAAATATAAAACTCAAGTTTATGAAGGCTATCGTATAGGTACTCGTTATAATGGTATTTATCCTGTTAAAGCTAGACCTATTCTTTATGAACGTAAAGGTAAACTTCCATATAATGGTATTCAAGAACTTCTTCCTTATTGTGGAAAGTTTAGTATTATTCAAATAATTACTCCTTTCCAAGTTTTTAGAAATATTATTTCTTATCATCAAGAAATGGTAATAGCAAAGAACAAGATGTTGATTTTGTTACTTCCAAAATCTCTTGTTTCTTCTGAAACAGAAGATGCTATTTATAGAATGGCAGCAGATGGTGTACTTCCTATTGATGATGAAGAAGACGCAGCAGGTGTTAAGATGCAAAACATTAGATTACTTAATGCTAATATGGGACAATACATAACAGAACTTAGTAATCTTAATGAAACAATTAAACAAGAAGCTAGAGAGCTTGTTGATATGAATGCTCAACGTTATGGTCAAATAGCTCAATCTGCTGGAGCTTCTACAACTCAAAATGCTATTAGTCAATCAAGTACTGGTTCTGTTTTAATATTCCAAATGTTCGACCTTTTAAGATGTGCTGATTATAATAGAGATTTAGACTTTGCTAAATGTGCTTATATCGAAGGTCTTGAAACATCTTATATTGATAAAACAACTGGTAAGAAACATTATCTTAGTCTTGATGTTAATAGCTTTGTTAATTCTGACTATTCTACTACTGTTAGAAATAATGGTAAAGAAATGGATAAGATTCAACAACTTAAACAATGGGCGTTTAGTGCTGCACAAAATGGAGATTTAGAATCTGCTCTTGCAGCTATTCAAGGAGATAATGTTGCAGCTATTTCTGATAGTATTAGACAATTCTCTGAAATTAGAAGGCAACATGAAGAACAAATGAAGCAAATAGACCAGGCAATTCAAGAACAAGCTAATCAACTGAAGCTTCAAGAGATTTCTGCTAAGGGAGAACAAGATAGACAAACACTTGCTCTTAAAGCACAATATGATTTACAACTTGAATATGCTAAAGGTGATATAGCTTTACTTGGAGATGCAAATCCTCAAAATGATGATTATGCTAAAACTCAATTAGCTAAACTTCAGGAGGAAAGTAAGAGAGCTAGTGAAGCTGCTAAACTTCAACTTGAACGTCAAAAACTTGCAATGGATGCTTATAATAAAGCAGCAGATAGACAAGTTAAAAGAGAAGAAATGGATAATCAATTAAAGATTGCCAAGACTAATAAGAACAAGTATGATAAGAAATAGGTTTTGTTTTATTATTTGTTGATTAATGTGTGAGAGTAGTGCTCGTGAGGGTACTACTCTTTTTTATTATCTGCCTATAAAATATTTAATATTTCAAATTCGTCTGTAAGACGTTCAATCATATTTCGTGAATAACTTATAATCGAATATATTTGAGAGCCGCCCCGTAAAAGGAATTACGCTCTACGTCAATGTTTGTTTCTATGAAAGGCTTGTGAAAATCGGTTTTAATTCATGCTTGATATAGAACTCATTAAAGTATGCAGTACTGGAATTGCTTGAGGAACTAACATTAATAAGACTTTTATATAATAAGGTATACATTATTATATAGGCAATATTAATATATTATAAATAAGTACACAAGATATTGTTTATTAAAATAAAGTTTATACTTTTGCAAACAAGTAACTGATGTTACTCTTTTTATTATTAATCATTAAATTATTATTTTATGTTTGTATTTCGTAATACTCTTGGTTTTAAACCTCATACTCGTTTGATGGGTCCACTTGACGGAATTAATCTTGATTTTGGTGGTGGTGGAACTAATGCTCCAGACATCAACGGAGGCGATAATAAAGGAGGCAATAAAGACGGTGATGGTACAGACCCTGAACCTCCTAGTAATAAAGATGGTGACGGAGACGGTAAAGACGGCGATGGAACTGGTGATGGTGATGGGAAAGATAATCCTGATGGTAAAGATGATAAAGGTAATGATACCACACCTTCTACGGAGGAGCTAGAAAAAGGTACTAATGTAGAGTTTGAAGGTCAAACTTATACAGTCGATGAAAATGGTAATCTCGTAGATAAAGATAATAAAGTTTTCAAAGAAGCTAAAGATGTAAAAGCTTGGATTGATTCTCTTCAAGTAGAAGAACCTACTGATGAAATTAATCTTGCTGCTATTCAAAAGGCTCTTGATGTAGAACTTACTGATGAAGATGGTAAACCTGCTGAATTTGAAGATTCTATTGATGGTATCAAATCTTATGTAGATAAGGTTATTGAACTTAAAAACAATGAAGTAGCTCAAGCTGCCGTTAATAAAGTATTTACTGATAACCCTATTCTCAAGCAATTTGTAGATTATCTTACTGTAAATAATGGAGACCCTCATGGTTTTGGAGAACGTCCAGACCGTAGTTCTATTACAGTAGATGAAAAGTCTGAGGAACAACAAATTGCTATTATTAAGACTGCTGCTAAAGAATTTGGTAATGCTAGTCTTAATGACAATTATATTAAGTATCTTAAAGATTCAGGTGGTCTTTATGATGAAGCTAAAGTTCAGTTAGCTAATCTTCAAGCTGCTGATAAACAACGTGACGAAGCTTACGCTAAACAAGCAGAAGCTGAACGTCAAAGAGAAGAAGCTGAAACTTTAGCTTATTGGAAAGATATTAAAGATGTTGTTACTAATCGTAAGATTGGTAATTATACATTACCTGAAACTCTTGTTCGCACAGTTAATGGTCAAAAAGTTACTGTTACTCCTAATGACTTTTATGACTATCTTTATCGTCAGACTAAAGATGCTGATGGTGTTATTGCAACAGCTTATCAAAGAGATTTGGCTGCTAAGTCTGCTGAACAAGAACGTGATGAAGAACTTCTTAGTGCTTGGTTGATGTATACAGGTGGAACTTATGAAGACCTAGTAAAAATGGCTATTAATGAGGAAAAAGTAAAAACCCTCAAATTAGTGAACAAACAAAGTAAAGGTCGTGGCACTGTACGAATTACTAAACCAGCAAGTGCTAATCATAAAGCTATTGATGATATTCAATTTAGCTAATCAATTTAATGTTTAACAAATAAATTAATTAAGTATGTACGCAATTCGTGAAGTGCAACGTGGTAACTATGATGACAGAGGTTATTCTAATGAGGAAACCATTGCTCATCTTATGTTATCTAAACCTAGTGAGATTAATTCTATGCTCACCTATACTTTTGGTATGGATGATGATAGATTTCCACTTAATTTCTTGACTGAAGGTCAAGGTGCTGCTGGTACAGTAGATATTGATACTACTGATTGGACTTGGAAGACTATGGGTCGTATGAAGTTCAATGATACTGTACTTTGGTTTAATAAAGCTAATACAACTCCTGGTAAGGGTGGTGCTTTCTTTGAAGTTGAGTTTAGAACTCATTGGTTTATTGAGCAGTATGGTTTGATTGCTCCTGATGGTGTAACTCAGGTTCGTATTATGAAAGACCTTGGTAAAGGTGATCATGGTGGTTATCTTTATCGTCTTCGTATTGCAAATCCAAATCCAAATGCTTATGTTGATGTAACTAAGAACTTGGCTGTAGGTAAGAGTTGGTCTTTGACTGCTCCAACTATTCCAGAGAGTTATTCTAAGGGTAATCGTACTAATACTATGGGACCTGGTAAAATGACTTCTCAACTTGAGTTCCATCGTTTTAGTAAAGAGATTGCTGGTAATATTGCTAATACAGTAGTTACTTATGAGTTTAAGACTGCTAGTGGTGGTACTACTAATCTTTGGATTAATGAGGAGATGCGCCAGTTCGAGCTTCAACAGAGAGTAATGAATGAGGAACGTCTTTGGTTCGCAGAGTACAACAAGACTATTAACGGTGAAATTACAATGGTTGACCCAGATAATGGACAGCCTATTCCTTATACTGCTGGTATGCAGCAAATTTGTCGTGAAAGTAATTATGATACTTATGGAGAGGAACTTACTCTTAATAAGTTGAATCGTACTATTGGTGATATTCTTGATAAGGATACTGATACAGGTAAGATGGATATTGTTCTTGCTTGTGGTAAAGGTTTCGTAGAAGACTTTGATAGAGCTATTAAGAATGATGCTAAGGATAGTGGTTTTGTTACTCCTCTTGGTGATAAGATGATTCAGCAATCTGCAACTGGTCTTACTTATGGTAATTACTTCCGTCAGTATAAGACTGTTGATGGTCACATTATTACTTTGAAGCATTTGTCATTCCTTGACCGTGGTACATTTGCAGATAATGCTAAAGCTAATGGTGATATTCATCCTCGTACTGGTTATCCAATGACTTCTCACCAAGCATTTATGCTTGATACTTCTTCTTATGATGGTCATAATAATATTCGTAAGGTACGTAAGAAGGGTCAGGTTTATATTAATGGTGTAATTAAGGGTCTTACTCCTATTCCTGCTTCTTGGGGTGCAGTTCCTACTAATTCTCTTGCAACTGATATTGACTGCTCTCGTTATGAGGTTAAGAACTCATACGGTCTGCAAGTAGATAAGGCAACTAAGTTCTTCCAGTTGAAGTGTGTATTGTAATAACTAATAAATAAATTAAACTATGAGTGATATTAAAATTCCAGACTTGAATATTCTTACTCCTCAAAATAGTAATGCTCCTACAGATAAAACTGTTGCACAAGAAGAAGCTGAGAAGCAAGCTGCTTTAGAAGCTGAACTCGAAGCTGAATATATTGATAAACGACAGATTATTATTGCTTCTGTTCTTAATTATTCTGCTTATCGTAGAATTAATATGGCAGCTCTTGGAAAGCCACGTAATACCATTGGTTCTTCTGTTAATTCAGTTCGTAAACTTATGTCTAATAAAGGTGAAGTTGAACATTACTTCCCAGAGTTAGTTGGTGTTGCTTCTAACAATCCAGAGTTTATTACTAGAGTTAAGAATTATCTTAATAATATCTTCTTTGATGTTCGTGATACTGAAAGAACTATTGATGTATCTTTCCGTTATCGTCATAAGAAAGATTATCTAGCAATTCATAAGACAGAAGAGAAGATTTGGGAAACTTATAATGCAGTTGACCGTTCCAATACGGCTAAACTTTATGAAGCTGCTGTAATTCGAGATAATGATTTATTTATGCTCGAAAGCAAGAAGTATCAATATGGTGACCCACTTAATCTTGAACAATATATTCTTTATCGTCATTGTCTTAATTATCCAGATGTAGCTAAAGATGAAGCTTTCATTAATTCTAATGCTAATCTTCGTTTCTATATTAAGGATAAGAATAAGGAAGAAGTTCGTAAGAATAAACTTATTAAAGAACAGCAGGCTGCTCTTAGACATCTTGTTGAACTTCAAGCTTCTCCTGTTAAGACAAATGCAGTTTACGTTGAATATTGTATTTACAGTGGTATTAGTCTTTCTGATGGTCTTTCTAAGACGGCTCTTATTCAATCTAAAGAATTGATGGATTTTGCTACTACAAATCCTCGTAAGTTCAATGAGTTCGTAAACGATAAAAATCTTCTTGATAAAGCATTTATTGAAACTCTTATTACAAGAGGTGAACTTGTTCGTTCTGATTTTAATCAACAGATTAGTACACCTGATGGAGAGTTTATTGGAGCAAATATCAATGAAGCTATTAGTTATTTCAAGAATCCAAATAATGCTGGTTTGAAGACTAAGTTAGAAAATAAGTTGAAACTGATTTAATATAGATATATATGGATATTTCAGAAATGCACAAGATGTTCAGACAGTATGCTCAACAAATGGGTATGCAAAATGTTAGATCTATTCTTCCTGAACAGATTGATTTGCTTATTAATAATAGTATTTCTGATACCATTAATCAAGTTATTACTCAAAACATTGGTATTACTAATGATAGAGTAATTAGTGATGCTTCAAAACTTAATCAAGTAAATGCCTTGAAATCTTTGTATAAAGTATGGAAAGGTAGTATTGCTGATGTGACAATCAAAGGTAAGGAAAAAACTAGTTATATTATTAGTTTTCAATTACCTTTGAATAATTTTAAAACTACTGGAAGTTATACTGATGATAGTAATTCATCTACTGCAATTAGTTTTTTATATATGGTTGATTTATCAATTAATTATAAGAAATCAGATTTTGTTACTAACGTATTTCCAGTTCGTATAGTTGATGACCAATTTGTTGCTGATGTAGTTAATGATTTTGTTTTAGCTCCAACAATGAGAAGTCCTGTGGCTTCAATTCACGATAACCTTGTTGAATTATATATTGATAAGGCTGACGCTAAACCTGAGGATAGACAACCTTTCACTTTTAAAGGTGTAAGTATTAACGAACTTAGGCTTAGTTATATTGCAAAACCTGCTGTTGTTAGATTTGCTGAAGATGTTGATGGTACTAATGTAAATTGTGATTTACCAGAGTACATGCACGTAGATATTCTTAAGCATGCAGTTGAACTTTATCAACTTGCTAAAAGTGGAAGTTTAGCTGCTGCTCAACAAGCTCAACAAAATCAACAAAGAGAACAAGTAGCAAACAATTATCGTGAAGATGGTAATCAGAGACAATAATAATAATTTAATAGAATAACAATATGAGACAATTATTTGTTGTAAAGAGTGAGGCAGTTATTGTTCCTAAAACAAGTGAAGCATTTGACCTTACTAAAGTTCCTGCTGGTTCTCTTGGTATCTTTGAACTTAATAATTTAAGCGAGTTCGTTTCAGATGCTAAATTGACTAAAGATTTTGGAATTGCTTATGGTCGTCCAAATAGTCAAGCTGTAGTACTTGAAGTTAATATTGATAGTCTTATTGTAACTAAGGTTACTAAGACTGCTGGTACTAAGTTTAATGCTAACATTACAATTCCTGCTCCTGTAACTGGTAAGGATTTTACTATTGAGCTTGTTAAGCTTGATACTACAAAACATGAGCGTCGTGAGTGGACAGCTACTACTCGTTGTAAGAGTGGTGATACTGCTGAAACAGTTGCTGCTCGTTTGCAGAAGGAGTTAGCGGCTAAGGTAGAAAATCAGAATGTAGGTGTTACTATTAGTACAGCTACTATTACTGCTACAGCTAAGGATTATCAACCTTGGGAATTGATGGCAGTTGACGATTTGTATGGCACTACAGTTACTACTACAGCTAAGGGTTCTGCTCCAACTTGTGATAAAGCTTATGTTCAGAATCTTGCTTCTGAAGCAGCTCAGAATAGAGGATTTAATAATACTCTTGCTGATGGTGCAACTATTTATCCAGGTTATCCTATGGACGTAGATGCAGACGATTATACACTATATCATCTTAGATTTAAGAATCCTCGTGTTTATGGTCGTACTCGTGATGAAGCAGTTTGGCAAGAAGTAACTATTGCAGTTCCTACTGCTAATTCAACTTTTATTACAGCTGTTGAAACTGCCTTTGGACTTAGTTGATTAAGCTGATGATGTGTAAAATTCAATAGGTAATAGTTTAGATGGGAATGAAGCTCTACATTCCTTTTACGGGGGGTCTAGAGCAACATTCCCATTAATTGTTTTGATATGGATGATTTTAATCAAGTTAATCAAATAGTATCTGATGCGATTAAAGATTCGTCTTATATAACAGTTTTAATAAGTAGCGGAGTTTATATTCTTTATACTCTTATTATTAGACTAGTTGACCTATTTAAAGCTAAAGACAGAAATAAACCATTAATTCAAATGGCTTCTGCTATTAAAGAAGTTAGTGAAAATGTAGTTAAACTTAATACTGTTTTAGATAAACAGATTCAAGATGCAGAAAGTAAAGAAATAACTAAAGTTTGTCAAGTTATAAGTTTAGCTTTTGATAGCTTTAGAGCTAATATTAGTAAGACTTGTAATGAGATTATTATTCATAATAATATTGAAGAAAATAGAGATTTAATTAGAGAGAATCTTTTTAAAACTATTAGTACTGAATATTATAAACTTTATAATGTTTTTTCTGCTTATGAAGTTGATGGAATTAATATTGCTACAAAAATTAAAGATGAATGGATTGACGATACAACTAAAGAATGTTTAGAAGTAATATACGATGGTCAAGATAAAGATGTCCGAATTGGACAAATTATTAATAAACTTACTATTATTGCTAATGAACATTCTGTTTATGTAAATAATAAAGTTTTTAATCATTGAACTATTTAATGAGATGTTCTTATGAATAACAGTGATGTTGCAAATATTCTCAAACAAGACCTTGAGAGAAAAGAATTAATTGGCGTCAAAACCGATGTAGTTCTTTCTTCTCAAGGTTATGTTGTAAATGATAGTAAGACTTGTAAATCTATTAGTAATCATATTCTTCAAGATTGTGTTGATAATTATGATTGTCTTACTGATGATAAATTAGAGGCAATTAGGTCTCAAGTAAATAACGTTTAAATAGTAAGCCGTATGGAAGAAATTAAGGTAAACCGCCCCGTAAAAGAAGTTGATGATAGTACTTCTGTTACTGGCAAATTTAATAAAGTTGTAGTTAAACAACTAGAAAGAGATAGTACTGAAGAAATTCATCCAGAAGTACTTTATCTTACTATTCCTTCAGAATGGACTTGTACATATCACCAGCTTATTAATTATGTTGCTGATGCAGGTAAAGGTATCATTGATGATTGTAGTTTTGCTTGTAAAGGTGATGGTAAGAAATTGTTTAACTGTTGGGGATTATTTCAAAGTGCTTGTGCTGCTTATCAACAATTAGATTATACTAAAGCTGAATTTTATTATAATTATGTAAAGCAGCAACTTGAAGATTATTATAAGAATTTAGGTAAACCAATTTATAATGGAACTAATTATTATCCAATTACTCCTGATGGTAAACTTAAAGCTCTTTGTAGTTGTTCAAGAAATAATGTAACGTTTAAAGTTGATATTGAAACTGGTAAACTTTATCAGAAGTATCTAGATGATAGAGATAATGGTGAAGTATTTACTATTGCTGATAATGGTCATCTAAATGTTGAATCTAATAATAAAGTTTAGTCAATTTGAAATTGATAAATTCGTCCACTCACGCACACCTTTCGACATATCGAAATTCGCATAGACCCAATTTATTTCACGTCTGAGCGGTTTACATACATCAGTCGATTAATTAATCACGGAATGTGCGAAAGGGGTGTAAATATCAAATAAAACGTATTTTTTAATTATCATATTATGAAACAATTTAGTAAAGACTTAGGAAATGTATCTCTTGCTCCTAAAGGTAAATGGAGTAGAGAACAAGAGTATGAAAGACTTGCTCTTGTTTATAATGTTTGTGATAATCTTAGCTATGTTGCTAAGATTAATGTTCCTAGTGGTGTAGATATTGAAAATCGCGAGTATTGGCAGCCAATGAATGCAACTGGTTACGCTGATAATAATTTCATTAATCTTACTACTGAGAATGACAATGGTACAATTACTGCTTATGAATCTCTTGAGGAAGCTGTAGCTACAATTCTTCCTATTAATCGTAGAGCAGGTACTACACTTAGTTTTTATAATCTTAATTCTGATAGACTTGATCGTCAAGCAGAATTTGAACTTTGGCAGTTTAATTCAATTGATTTAGCAAACTGGGAAAATAGAGATTATTGGAATAATATTTATTATAATTGGAACGTATTTGCAGGTTGGTATGTTGGTGCTGATGCTTTAAAGAATCATGTTAAAATTCCTAATGTTGGTCAATATGCTTATGTCGGTTCTAATCTTAATAATGCAATTTTATATCAATGTAGAACTAATGGTACTTGGACAAATACAGGTACTAAAGTAAGAAATTATATATCTGTAGTAGTTAGTGGAAATATAACTATTGGAGAAAATGGTAATTGGTTTAGCAATGGTGAAGACACTGGTATTCCAGCAACTCCTGCTATAGATGAACGACTTGATAATATTATCATGCGGTTACAACAATATGATACTGAAATTGATGAACTTCAAAAACAAGATGTAGTTTTAAAAAATAATATTGATAGTAACTTTAAAACTATTAATAATAAGGTAGATAATATTAAAACTGTTACTGATAATAAGATTGATACTGCTGACGCAAATCTTCAAAATCAAATTACAAGTAACGATACTGATATTGCTACTCTTAATACTAAACATAAAAGTTTGAGTAAAACTGTTCAAGGTATCGCTGCAACTGGTGGAGCTAATACTGCTACTAATGTAACTTATGATAATGATGCTAGTGGATTAAATGCTGAAAACACTCAAGATGCTATTGATAAATTGGTTAATTCAGAAAATATAAAGTACAATAACAAGACCAGCGGGCTGGATGCTGGAAACGTGCAGGAAGCTATTGACAAGGTGGATTCCAAAGTCAGCGACTTAAATGGGAATATAGAACTTGTTGAAACTTCTGATGGTGGAAATCAAATATATCCAAGTGACGTTTTTTCAGTAGTATCAAACAAAGAGTTTTCCTTTGCTATTGTTGATAGTAATAAAAAATATGTTGCTGGAATTAAAACTAATGGTGAACTTGATTGGGCTAAAGGTATACCTAGTATATTGAAAAAATATATAAAAAATGCTACATCAAGGTCTTATATATATCCATCTTCTATAAATTGTTGTTTATTTAAAACAGACAACAAGGAGTGTAAACATATTGGTATGAATGTACATTTTGTTCATGCTAATCAACAAGGTGTATCTGGCAATTTGTGTGGAGTTATGAAAGATTTAGGTGTCTCAATAGTAAGAGGCTGTCATTCTTTTAAAGATGAATATATTGCACTTAGCAATGGATTGGATTTTATTATAGGAGAAGGTTCAGCACCTTCATCTGTATTCAAAAAGAACGGTTCTAATTACGTTTTGACTAATGGAAAACCTACAGAATCATTTATATTTAAGACATATCTCTATTATTATAAATTTACATCTTTGCTGCATGATGGAAATAAAGAACTTCCGATTGTAATATATAAAGATTTTTTAGGCACAGCAGATGATATAAAAATTGAAAATTGGATTCTTCCAGTTTTACAGGATATAAAAGTGTATCGAGACTGTAATGTTAGAGTTTATGCTATATCAGACATATTTGATAATCCATACGATACTAATTCTGATGGACAGATGTTTTCTGAAGATGATAATTATTACAAACTTAAAAAGGATTTTACTGATTGGGTTATTGAAAAATTCGGTAATGACCCTTACTGCGAATTTGAAGTTTATGATGAAGATAATAATTTAAATTGTTACTATGGGTATCTGACTGAAGAAAACGAATTGACAGAAGACTTTAAACAATGGTTGACAAAAAATGCAAGATTCTCGTATGAGTCTTATTATACTTGTAAGTTGAAATTCATAAAATCTTATGATATATTTGAAAATCCAATCGGTAAGGACGGTAAATTGTCACAAAGCTTTAAGAATTGGATTAAATCAGTAGAATCTTCTAGGTTTAGATTGTCACTTACAAAGAGATTAAAGGCTAGATACCTTGAAGATATAAACGAATGGGATTTGAATCGTGGAGATGTATCTTATAAAGAAATGTTTCATGCTTGGTTAAAAATTTACCAGATTTCTAAAGAGGTTAATTCTGACATCAAAGTGGTTTTAGGAGGCTTAGGTCATACTTCTTTCATAAGTAATCTACTGAATATTACCGAGGATGGAAAGCATTTTTGGGATTTATTTGATATATATAATTATCACTATTATGGAAATGCCAATGTAGATTCCCTAACAGCTGCTGACACTACGTTTTCATTGATGGATAAGTTTTATGACTCAAGCAAGCCATTAGGATATAACTTCAAAGAAAAGAAAGTATGGGTTACTGAAACTGGTGACCAATATATAGAATCAGAAAAAGAACAGGCAGAAAATGTAATTAAGAGATTTCTGTTATCATTGTCAACTGGAGTTGATAAAATATTCTACTATCAGCTAATGGGTAATGAAAGTAATTTTAATTATAATAGATGGGGACAGGATTATTTTGGAATCATTCATAGATGTATAAACAACACATATATATATTGTCTTAAAAATGAAGAAGGTTTTAAAACAGACTTATGGGGAGGAACTCCACTAAGGCATTATATAACATACGAAAGAACATGGTCAACTTATATGAAACCAGCATCTTTTGTTATGATTTCACTTAATAAGACAAGCAGTATGTATGTTAATTTGAAAAGTACTGGATTGGCATTAAAAAGCGGAAATGGAACTTGCGTCTTAAAAAATATTTCTGTAGCAAACTTTAAAACGCCATGGACAGATGAAGCTACTATATGGTCAGGAGAACAAGAAATAACAGAAGATTCTGAGTTCGTGATTGGTTCTGATGTCTTCAACTTTGACACTTCTACATACGAGGAGGGTTTTCATATAAAATTACACTTAGAAAATGTTACTAATTTAGAGTACTCAGAAGATCCTACTAAGTATAAGATTGATAGTTGGAGATTTGACCCACTTCCAGCATATTATGCCTTACTCAATTTAAACAGATTGCATGATGAAGGAAGTAGCAAGCCTGTTGTTTACAAACTGAACAAATATGTTTTCTTGTGTATTTGGATAAAGGGAAATGGCTCTACTGTACTATGTATATGGTCAGATAATGGAGACTATGATGTTTGTATTAAAACTGATGGAAACTATAGGGAATTCAGAGCTTATGATTACTTAGGTAAAAAGATTAATATCTTGCTAGAAAATATTCATGTAACAAGCTCTCCTGTGTTTTTAGAGGGGATTTATGGTTTAACTTATGAAATTTTATAAATATGAATAATTTATTAATGATAAAGTTAGATGCTGAGTTTGAAGATAACTCTCTGCATCGTTTTGATGGATTTTGCATCAGACTAGAAGCAAATAAAGGTATTAATATTGTTCCTGTGTGGAATAATATTACAAACAAATATGATCCATTGACGTTAGTTGCAATAAACGGAACTTCCTTTTCTGATGGAGAAACTGTAAAGACATTTAAGAGTACAACAGCTGATATTTGTGCTAGTGAAAATGGTTTGGATATAGAAGTATATCCAAAATCAAATTTTTCATATTTTGAAAATTCAAAAACTTATAGTAAAAGTATTGTGACTGTAATAAATGACTTATCATTTATGAATAATTTCTTTTTGCATTTTACTACAGGTCTTGTTGATTTCAATAACAAGATAATTTCTTATTCTCCTTTAGTATCGGATATTGGTATGGAGTCAAATGACCAGTTTCGTATTCGTAATATAGACAAGGATTCCTTTTTCAATACTGAGACTTTTCCTAATCTAAAGACAATATCTTTTATGCCTGAATATGGACAGTTTAAATGGTCTGATTTTGGTGTTTTTGTTAAGCTTGAAAAAATCAAGATTAATACAGGATATTCAAAACCTACTGGAGATTACAGAGACATGCTGGATGTTATGGTTATGAATGGAAGAAAGTCTGGTATATTGAACATAAATATTCATGAATTTAATGGGAATGTATTGACAAATGTTAATGTTAGTTTTTCATCGTCATTTAATAAAGGTTATGAAATAAATGAACTCTAAGTCGCTGATTTAGTAAATAATAAAAAGCTAGGTAGAACTTATGAATCTACCTAGCTTTTTCTATTATCTACTTAATTTTATAGCTATTTGTATTTCTTATATTAAACTAGTTTATAATTAATCACAAATTAGTACAACTTATTAAAATTAATATTATATTTGCAATAGTTAAACTTATTATTAACTTTAAATAAATAAGAGTATGAATAAGAAAGAACAATTAATTTGGTCTATAATAGACAATGTGATTGTAGCTTGTGATATTCCTAGAGCTGATGGTACTCATTCTATTAGTAGAGAAAATATTGTTGGTAAATCTAGAGAAGAAAATGTAGTTATGGTTAGAGCTTTAGTAGTTGAACAAATGGTTCATGCAGGTTTTACTATTACTAGTATAGCTTATATTTTAAATAGAACTGTTCAAGCTACTAGACATTTGTTTAAAATGAGTACTGAATTTTATCAGACTTCTAGAGCTTTTAGACTTGCTACTTCTGAAGCAACTCTTATAAATAAAGATGTTGAACCTATTTTTGTTTAACTAGAAAATAATTGGAAAACAAAAGTAATGGCATCGAAATAAGTTATAATTATTTTATTAAGATGGTAATTGGAACAAAATTCGATTACCATCTTTTTGTTTATATACCAGATTCTGTTTATCTTTGCAATGTACAAAATACTAGTTAATGTACAAATTAATCTTTTTATTAACTTAATAATTTAATAAGTCATGGATGATTCTAAAATTTTTATGTTCCCTGATGGTGGAACTAGTAAGACTTCTAACGATGTTAACAGTCTGCTTCCTTTACTTATGTGTAATGGAGGTTTTGGTGGTTGTAATTGGATTTGGATAATCTTCTTGTTCTTCCTTTATCCTCTTATGCGTAATGGTGGATTATTTGGTAACTTTGGTCAGAATGGTGCTGGTTGTCTTGGTCCTCTTGCTAATATGGTTAATAATAATGATGGACGTGACTTGCTTATGCAAGCTATTAATGGTAACGGTGCTGCAACTCAAAGATTGGCTACTATGTTTGGAACTAAAGTTGATATGATTCAAGCAGCTATTGCTCAGGTAAACAATGGTATTACCCAAGTAGGTTGTAAGATTGATTCTTCTACTGGTGCTTTGCTTAATGCTGGTACTCAGAACACTATGACTCTTGCTAATCAGTTGGCTACTTGCTGCTGTAACTTAAAGAGTGCTATTACAGAGGGTAATTATCAAAATCAAATTGCTACTATTCAGCAGACTGATGCTATTAAACAAAGTGTCGGTGATGTAGGTAATGCTGTAACTCGTGGATTCTCCGATATGGGTTATGCTCTTCGTGACCAGACTTGCAATATTGATAAGTCTATTGATGTAGTTGGTGATAGAATTATTGCTAAACTTGATGCTTCTGAAAAGTCTGCAATGCAGGATAAGATTAATGCTCTGCAAACTCAGTTGACTACTGAACATCAAAGTGGAGTAATTGCTCAGCAAATTGCTGCTGCTGTAAATCCTATTGCTCAAGCTGTTAATGAAATTAAGTGTGCTCAGCCTCAGACTGTAACAGTTCCTTATCAGCCATTCCAGGCAGTACCAAATTGTATAGCTTATCAATATGGTATGTATAATGGTTGTAATAATCTTAATGGTTTTTGGATGTAATCTATAGGAGGTAATATTATGGCTTTTAATGATTTCATTGGTAATCGTGGCGGTATACCTTTAGTAGCTGCTACTCAAACGACTGCTGGCAGTGCTACTGCTAATGCTGTTTTTAGTATGCCTAATCATACTTTCAGAGCTATGGGAGTTGCTGGTATCATGGTAATTAATTTTAATGCGGCTACAACTACTGCAACTGGTTTTGAGATTATGGTTAATAATAACACTCTTCCTCTCTTGGCAAGTAATGGAGAAGCTCTTACTGCTCTTACAGAAGGTCTTCACATTATAGTATTTGATAAACAAAATAATAAACTTCAACTCATAGTATAATGTTTTCAGCTCTCAATCAAGGTAGCCGAGTTTATATTTTAAACAAAGCTAATGGAATAGATTTTAAGATTGGAGAAGTTGTTGGAACTACAACACCTGTATTTGCAACTGATGGTATTAATACAATGGTTGTAAACTTAAAGGTTAAAGTAGATGGAAGTACTGTAGATTATAATAATATTCCTGCTAACAATAATTCTGTTAGTTATAATAACGGAAATCTTATTATAGCTGAAAGTAAACAAACTATCCAATCTGAAGTAGAAGCTACTCTGCAACATGCTAACTATGTTATAGAACATATTGAAGATTATAAAAATCAAGTAGTTCGATGTGAAGAAGTTCTTAAAGAACTTAATCCTCAATTTGCTAAAGACAAAGCACGTGATGAAAGAATAGCAGGTATAGAAAATGAAGTTGCTGGAATGAAAGGCGATATAGCTAAGATTCTGGCTGCTGTAACTAAACAATAAAATTATGATACTTATGGTACAACGTAATATGAATAAGTCTGAGCTTAAAGAAAAGATTAGACGTATGAAAATGGAACTTCAGGAGTTAGAAGATGCTCTTGATAAGTGTGAAGATAGAGATAATCGCTATGACGAAGAGGAAAACTATCGAAGAAATCATGATTATGATAGACGTGAACATGATTATGAAGACAGAGATAGAGAATATGGTCGTGGTCGTTATGGTAGGTATTAATTGAAAGCCGCCCCGTAAAGAGAATGTAGAATTGTATGATTCAATAACTTTTACGGGGCGGTTATAATAACTAAAGTTATGAAAGTAAAAGAAGGTTTTGATGTTTATGATGAACTTCCTGAAGATATGATAGCTTATCTTAGATATAATGGAAGGCATTTTAATAGAAGACTTGTTGAGTTTGCAACTAGTAAAATGACTACTAGAGATTCTAATGGAACAGAAGTTCCTCTTGAACCTATATCTAAAGATAAACTATTCGATATGATGAAACAAAATGGAGTTTATCTTGATAATAATGACAATCCTTATGATGCAGTGTTTGCAGCCAATATGTGTAAAGCTGATTATCTTGGAAGTAGTATTACTGATGAAAAACATTTATGTTTGTATGTTAAAGATGTTATTGATGATGTAGATGGTTACGATGGAATTGTTTTTAATCGTTGGTATGCAGATATGTGCCGTAAAGGAGTTCAAGTTGATTGGTATGAATGTAGATAACATTAATAATTACTATTCTTTATAATAGCTTTCAAGTTAAGAAATTATCTTAATTTGAAAGCTATTTTAGTTTTTATGATTATCTTTGCAGAGGTATTAATATTATTAATAATCAAATTGTTATAACAATGAGTACAAAAAAACTTTATGAAAAAACTTTTGAAGGAATGAAAGAAGTTAGTCCTCTTGTTTCTATAGAGGATATTTATTCTAAACTTAGTGATACTCCGCTTGAAGCTCTTGTATCCCTTTTTAATCACGTAAAGTGTGAGTGGAAAGGAAGTGTTGCTGATACTCGTAGAACTGTTCCATTGTTCTTACGTAGAAGCGGTTTATTTATTACTTATAATAATGGAGCCAAATATGTTACAGAGTTCTTTAGTGCTGGAGCTGACCAAATTACTACAGAAGGTTGGGTAAAAGATTCTAATTGGACTTCTGTTCCTGATGAAGATTATATCTCTGCTGGAGTTAAACCAGGAGTTGGAACTATAGGATATGAACAACTTAACGATAACTTGAAGCAGTTATTTAGAGAGAAAGTTAATGTTACTAATTTTCCAGATGATGAAGACATAGTTTCTATAGATAATCTTCTTAAATTTGGTAATAGAATTGCAGATGCTACAAATTTCCAATCTAAAGGATATATTATTCTTAGAAAGAATTTAGTTGAAGTAAATGGTGTTGTTGAGAATATTCTTACTCAAGATATGATTAATCAAGATAATACTATTTATGATGTTAAATATGATTTTGAAGCTATAGATAATATACAATTTAAACCTAATAGTATTGTATTATTTAATGGTGGAAGTTTTAATTTAGATAAAGTTACTTGCAATCATTATTATGGCGTTGTTAATAACAAATTTGTAATAACAGGATTGAATACTAAAGGAAATACTAATTCTAGACCTGTATTATCTGCTAATGATGAAGGATATGAATATTATGATACAACATTAAAGAAGAAGATTCTTTGGAATGGTACTGCTTGGGTTAATATTGACGGTACAGACTTAGCACAATAATTATGGAATTAATAAATCAAATACTTCAAACTATTATTAATAGTTTTGATGGTGCTTATTGTTTAGTAGTTAATTTTCTAACTTATATTCTTATAAGTAGTATTACTACTGTAATTCATAAGCAGATTACTAGAATTTGGAAACGTATAATACTATGTGTTAGTATTGTTATAGTTAGTATTGCTTATATTAATTTTAGCAGTATTGATATAAGAGTTCTAATTAATAGTATTATACTTACCCCAATAAGTTGGAGCTGGGTATTTAAACCTATTGCTAAACGAATGAATTGGGATTATAAAGATTTTGATAATAAATTAAATAATTAAGTTATGGATATAAATAAAATTTATAATGCTTTGCAAAGTCTTCCTTTGAGTATTGACCAAAAGAACACTTTATATAATGCTTTATTTGAAGAAAGTAATGATAATATTGAGAAACAATTAAATCAACTTAAAAATAAAGTAAACAATCTTAAAGTTGATGATAAGATAGCAGAATTAAAGAAACAAGTAAATGCTATTAAAATTCCAACTAATGCTACTAAAGAAGTTGCAGGTACAGTAAAAGCAATAAGTAATATTGTAAATATTGATGCTGAAACTGCTACTGTTGAAACAGTAGCTGGAGTAATTAATACTTTGCTTGTTAATCTTAGAACTGCTGGAATTATTCAAATGTAACTCTGCAACTACTAGATACGTTTGTGTCCGTGCCCCTAATGCTAGTAATAGTGTTAGGGGTTTTTCATATCCTGGAGTTACTAAAGATATTAATAATATAATTAACAATAATACTTCTAATCATAATCGAATTTCTATTACGCATTTACTTGCGTTCTCCCAACATCATGTGTATCAGTCGATTAATCAATCACAACCGCCGTCCGACACGATTTGTGTGCGCACACAGTGGCATATACGTGGGCGTTTGGGATTTGGATAACTGTCTGAAAATGATTATATTTGCATGCGTAAGGAACAGAAATTTATGTTAAATGGATTGATAATTAAATTGCTTGGTACTTACAGTCATAGATATATAGTTCCTTACAATAGAGTTAATAATGTAACAATTAAAGTTATGAGTAGTAAACAAATTAATAGAATTAGACTTCCAACTTGTGAAGTTGAATAAGATGTAGTTAATATACTTATTCTAGCTGCCCCGTAAAAGTATATGTAGATTTAAATAACGTTCAAATAATCATTTGCTAAATTCCATGATTACATGCCTTTTACGGGGCGGCTTTAAACGTTTAATGATTTACATATTGATATGAGTAGTATTGCACAATTAGTTAGCGAAATAGCTCATAGTTATGGTCAACCTAATAATCATTCTCTAAGAGAAAAGATTAGAAGTGTAATCGTTCATACTAGAGCTGAAATTATTAGAAGAAGTTATGAAAACCATAACTATGTAGATAAACTACTTACTCAAAGATTTAAAGTTACTTTGACTAGTGTAGTTGATGGAGATTTTGAACTTCCAGAAGAAATTCAAGATATTCCAATAGATAAAATTAAAAGAACTAATCAAAAGGTTCCAAGACCTATTAGACTTACTAATAATCTTCCTTTTGACAGAGTTAGTACAGCAGGTTATCGTACCAATAGAGAACTTCCTTATATTAAAGAAACTACTGCTAGATTTCGTGGAAGTGTTCCAGGTTTATGTGGAGCTATTGCTTATGATTATATTAATGAATATATTTATTTATTTCCTCCTGCTAACGATAAGCCTATTAATATAGGTGCTATAGTAATAGAATCAAGTTTCGAACAACCAAATCAAATTGCTGATATTAATGGTGAACTTACATTCGAGAATAAAATCTATGATGATAACGAATGGTTACTTAGTGAAGATATGGTTGGTCAAATTAAAGATATAATATTTAAAAGGGATTTATTAAATCAAAAACATGAAACTGATGAAATCCCTAGTACAATAAAATATGATTAATTATGCCGATAAAAGTAAAGAAGTCTATAAATGTTCCTCAATACTATAAAGATTTTATTGAAGAAAACAAAATTAAACGTGAACGTGCAAGAATAACTGTAGATGAATTAACTACTACTATTGCTTCTAAACGTTCTGCTATTGTTCCTGATGTAGATAAATTTAAATATCCAGTAATAGATTATCCTGAGTTTCAACAAAATAAATATATTAATGGTCGTCTTGAAAATGCAGCTAAAGGTATGTTTGAAGATGAACGTAAAGACCCAGAGATGAAACATCTATGTTTTAGACTTGTTGGATATGCTGTAGATTTGAGGAAGATTTATGAAGAAACAGAAAAGATTAGACTTTATGATAAGATGATTAATCTTTCTTTAAAAGAGTATAGGCGTATAGTTAAAATTTACTATAATGCTGTAGAAAGAGAATTGATTCTTAAAGGAAATGGTTATCGTCTTGAAGATAAACTTGGTTGGATTTGTATCAATCGAGTTCTTAATACTGGAGCTAAAGTTTGTGATTTTGAAGCAACTAGAAAAAATAAGAAAAGACTTATTGCTGAAGGTAAACAAATTTATAATAAAGACGATGCTGAGTATTGTAGAGAACATGGTATCGAATACGATGCTGTTGATGCTACTGTTTATAAAGCGGATGAAGTTTGGTATGAATATTGTCTATTAGGTTCTAAAGTACAAGGTCGTAATTTGTGTTTTAAAGCTATTGATACTAAAGATATTAAACTTAGACCATATTCTAATGAAGAACTTCTTAAACTAACAGATAATGATGTGAATAAGATTATGGATTTAGATGTTTCTATGAAACACAAATTCGTACTTTGTATTCAAGCTGATAAAACGTTATATACTAAATTTATAAGAAATGAAGAACAAAAAAAGAGTCTCTATGGGACGTATAGTAGGAAAAGTGGACAACGACTTTAATATATCTGAAAGTGATTGGATTCCTCGTGCTGCTGCTTGGATAATAGATGCACTTAGTCAGATGAAGTGTCTTCCAACTGAACTTAAAACTCGTAAGGTTGAAGTTAGCGGAAGAATAGCTATTTTTCCTTGTCAATTAGATACTAGTGAACTTAAAGTGTATGACCGTAATGGTTGTGAAATAAAAGAAGCTGGAGTTAATATTCCTTGTTGTGGAAATGTTAATTCAGCTTCTTCTGTCGTTAAAGAGATTGCTGTTATTGATGATAGTAATAAAACTGGAGTTAACTTTATGAAAGTTGGAACTATTGTTGATAATGATAATCGAAATTATGTAGTAACAAATTGTAATCATATTGAATTAAATTTTGATACTGATTATATTGTTGTTACAAGTCGTGAAGTTAAAACATATTATGATGAATACTATGATTGCGATGTTCCTTATGTTTATGATAATGGTCTTCTGCTGGAAGCTTTAAGTTATTATATACTTTATAAGTATTTGAGTAGAGGAAGTAAACATCAAGTTTATAGTTTAGCAAGTAATAGTCCTGTTACAAATCCATATCTCCAATGGAAAGAATTAAAAAGTAAAGCTATTGCTTCTGTTCGTAATGATATTTATAGTGATGAAGATTGGAGAAACTTCTTCTATAATGCAACGTTTGACCCAAGAAGATAAAGCTTATGTTTATACCGAGTTTAAATTTAAATAAGTCTCCTAAAGAATGTAAGAATGGTAGTATGATATTCGCTAAGAATATTAAACTATCTGCAAATGGAGATTTTATAACTAATGAGGAAGGATTTAAATATGTAGGCTCTGATATAAAGGGTCAAATTATAGAAATAATTCCTTGTGAAACAGAGTATGTAGTATTAAGTCGGGAAACTAATACTAATGGTAGTAATTCTCACATTTATAGATGTAAAGAAGATGTAAATGGAAATGTAACTACTACTGAAATTAATACTGCATGGAAATATAATAGTGGAGATATTACTGGTACTTACACTTATAATGTAAATGGTGAACTTATTATCGCTATTGCAGAATATGTAAAAGGAAAGAATATTCCTCTTAGAATAATTAATCTTGATAGAGATTCTTTTACTTCTATAGATAGTTATAGTATAGCTACAAATACACCTATATGTAATTTTAATTTAATTGGTAGAATTAATGGAGGTAGTATTCCTAATGGTATTTATCAATTTTTTATTAGATATGAATTAGATAAAGATACTTATACTAATTGGCATCCTATTGGAATACCACAATATGCTATTAATATTAAAAATAAAACTGTAGTATCTCACAATTATGAAACTGCTATAACTAAATGTAATGCTCAATATAATCAACCAGAAAATGATTGTGCTTATAATTTAAAATTCAAAATTGAATTTAATAAAACTTATGAACATAAATCTTTTCAAATTGGTTATATATTGCAACACGATAATGCTACATTAGCTAGAGAATGGAAGAAGTTTAATTTTAATATTAATGAAATTATATTTGATGCTAAAAATGTTGTAGAAACAACTGTAGATGCTCTTACTGAAAGTGCTTTTAATTTATACAACGTAAAAAGTATAGCTAATTATGATAATAGACTATATATAGGAAACTTTGATGAAACTGATTATAATCCAGACCTTCAAAGATATGCTGATAAAATTGAAACAAAAATGATTAGAAAACGAGTATATACATCATCAAATACAACTTCTAATACTAAAACTGAATATAAATATGTATTTACTAGAGGTAATGAAAATTATGAATATAAAGTTTCTAGTTCAACTTCTCCTACATTTATTAAACTTACAAATGATGATAACTTATGTAATATTGTTGCTAAATTTATTGATAGTGCTGTAAGTGTATCTGATATAAAACAAGGTATGTTTTCAGATAAGTCAGTTGGTGGTGTTGCGTCAGGTCATATTGCTCCTTGTGAACGTGTATATGTAGATTTAACTAAGAGTAATCTTACTTTTTGTACAGAAAATGGTGAACCTTTACCAATGATTATAAAGTACTTTTATCAATATATGGCTGAAAAAATTTATTCTTTTAAAGCAGATGATATACAAGTTACTTTTAAATCTTCTTCTATAGTTACTACATATAGTAAATTTACTAATATAACTTCTAGAACTTTAATGTCTAATGAAGTATATAGTTTTTATGTTCATTTTGTTAGAGAAGATGGAACTTATACTAATGGTTATAAATTAAAGAATACTATTTTGCCTACTAATCATACTAATATTATAGTCAAAATTGATGGTAGTAATGGTGATATGACTAGTAGATTATCTGAATTAAGTACACTTAAAAGATATAATGGAACATTCTTAGGTGTAACTATTCCTAGTATTGATTGTTCAGGATTAAAAACTATTGATGAGTTAAAAGATAAAAGAGTCTATGAATTGATGGGATGTAATCTTAATCAAAACATATCTAATTTTAGTTATTATGAAAATAATAATGGAGATATGTTATTTAAAACCGATTCTCCTAGTAAAGCTTTTTTTATAAATGGAGGAGCTGCTTGTAATAGATATGGAGTAGGATTTACTAATATTACAATTCCTGATGGTTATATTGGATTTTTCTTTACTTATGAAGAACCAGAAAGCATAAACAACTATCAAGCTATAGTTGAAAGTGCTAACGTTAACGGTAAAACTAAATTTAGAGCTAGTGATGTAGAAACCGGTACTATAAATTATAATGGAAGTGTTTGTATTCCAGCATTTAATATTACTAGTAATGATAGTGTTATGCCTAATTTTAATTATCCAATTTCTTATATTGATAATATAAATATTAATTCTTCTAATTATCCTGCTGATGAAAATTCAGATGAAATTAATACAGTTGGAGTTAATGGAGGCATATATGCTGATTTATATCAAAATTCTAAAGATAAAGCTAATTTACCTAAAGATGTTATTTGTGATATAGTATCGTTTAATCGTAATATTTATACAAATAAAACAAAACGTCTTATATCATTAGGTCCTGTAGCTTATATAGGTTTTGGTGAAAGCAATAATACTGTATTTAGTTATGCTGACACTATGGATGCTTTAGCTAGCAATGATGATATGAATAATACATTTGCTAATAATAAAGTTGCAAATATGGAATTTAACTATCCGTCGTTCTTCTGTACAGATAGATATTTTGATTATAATAGACCTGTATATATTGGTGATGATGGAAAAGTTTATGATATTAGTGCAAATAACGTTATATCAAAAACTAAAACTACAAATACAGATAGTTATGCTACAGTTAAGTCTTTTGTTAGATTTTCTAATATAAATCTTGATTGTATTTCTTTAAAGAAAGAACCAGAAATTTTGGTTGGAGTATTTGGAGATAATACAACTTCTACAGAGAGTCATCAAAGGTCTATAAATAGAGTTGTAAGACCTATTAATGCTACAGACTTAATAGAATTTAAAGGAACTTATATTGAAAGACCAAGTAAGAAATATACAAACTTCCAAGATAATTATAGATTTAATGGTCATAAACGTTCTACTATTAGAAGAAGCGATGTTATTGCTGATGAATCTACTGTTAATAATTGGAAGAGATTTAGACCTAATCAATATAAAGTTATAAATAATAATAAAGGAGAAATTACAAATCTTTTTGGTTTAGGAGATTATTTCTATATACATACTGAACATAGTTTATATGTTATAGATAGAACTTCTTTACTTAAAACAGAAGATTTAAATGTACAAGTTACAACTCCTGATATTTTAGATATAAATCCTAAAGAAGTATTTACTAGTAGCAAAGGTTATGGTGGTTTACAATATAATAAAGCTTTTACTATAAATGAACACGGTTATTTCTTTATAGATACAGATGCTAGAAAATTTTATAATTTAGATAATAATCAACTTACTGATTTAACAGATAACGTTAAGAATTTATTTAATTATAAATATTTTGATTGGAACTATTGTAATTTAGTTACTGATAGCAAAAATGATAGAGTTTTAATAAGTATAAGAAAAGATAAATCCACGTATTTAACTTTATCTTATAATTATAAATTTAAATCATTTATTAGTTTGCATGATTATCTAATTGTTAATGGTTTTAATACTAAAAATAATTGTTATATTCAAGATGGCGTTGATACTAAACCTGGTGGAAGTGTTATTGTAGATTTAAATCGTGACCATTTTTTATATATGATGATTGATACTGGAAATAATTATGGTTATTATTCAGGTTTAAGTAAAAAACTTTATAATTCATATCCAGTATTTAGTAGAGATGTTGATAGTCATACCATCTATGATGCTTGTATAGATGTTATATTTAATGAAGACTATGATAAAACAAAAGTTATAAATAGCCTGAATTATATAAGTGCTAGATGTGGTAGTCTATATAACGATAATGATGAAAGGTTAGCAGAACCATCTGAATATAATAGCAATATTAGTGGTATAGAAACTATTAGAATTTATAGTGATTCTTGTGACACTAAAGATATAAATGTTTATCAGGAAAATGCTAACAATATAAATGATACATATAAACTTCCTTATTACGATAAAGGAGTTTGGAACTTTAATTATTTTAGAGACCTTCTACACGATAAAGCTAGTATGAAAGATAGTGATAATACTTCTTTAATGTATGGAAGATTTTTTGTTGTAAGATTTATATTTAGAAATGATACAGTTTCTAAATTTAGATTTGAAGATGTTAATGTATTTACTAATATATATTAATTATGAATAGATTAAAAACAAATAGAAATTTAGCTAATAGAAGACCAAGATGTTTTCTAGGAGCAGTAATTGGAGCAGTAGGTTCTATAGCAGGTAGCATTATAGGCTCTAACGCTCAAAGGCGAGAACGTAGAAGACAAGAACGTGCTCAAGATTATGCTAATATGCTAGAAGAAGCTAAAAGCGATAGCGCAGCTATGAATAGTATGTTAGATTATAATAAAAATTATCTTTCTCAATTTAATACAGTTGCTAGACTTGGAACAAGTAAAAGAAGTAAATTAAATAGTAATATATTTATTACTGATGGTGGTGATGCTGTAAAGATTGGTAAAGATACATATCTTTTACGGGGAGGTTCTCACGAGCAAACCAATGAAACTGGTCAAAAAGGTATTGGTATTAACGTTGGTGGAAATGAAATTGAAGCTGAAGGCGGTGAAGTTGCTCAGAAGAAGAATGGTGCTCTAAGAATCTTTAGTGCCCAACCTATTCTTGGTAATGGTATGAGTCCTGCTCAAGCTATTCTTATAGGTTATAATAAAGATAAAGTATTTAGTCAACAACAATCTTTTAAGAAAAGAAATGGTATCAAAGATGATGGCAGTAAATTTAGAAATGGTGGTTTAACTTCTAAAGATAGAGGTTCTTCTAAACATCCTTATCCTTCTGTATCATCTAAAGATTTTGCAGGTGGTGGTAGAAGTTATCCTATTCCAACTAAAGCTGATGCTGTTGATGCTTTAAGACTTGCTGGTCTTCATGGTAGAAGTGATGTTAGAAGTAAAGTATTTAGTAAATATCCTAGTCTTCGTCCTAAAGCTAGAATTGGTGGTAGTTGGAAAGCTCCAGTTTATAATACTAATAAATATAGAGTTTCCAATCGTATGAGAAGACAAATAGCAACTTGGGAAGGTTCTGATTTTGCAGGTCAAAATAGAAGATTCAAAGGTGATGCTATTGGTGCTAAAGAAAGAGAACTTAGACAAATAATGGGAAGAACTTATAATTATCTTAATGATAATCAAAGAGATTCTCTTAATAGTATTTACTATAACAGTCGAGTTGATACTTTCAAAAACGCTTTTGGTAAATGGTTTAGAAATTTAAATAATGCAGTAGATAGAGGTGATGAACGTGCATTCAATAATAGTCTTGCTGGTATTAGACAAAGTATGACTGTTGGAGCGAATAGAAAAGGCATGAGTGGTTTAGCTAAACGTAGAGCTTGGGAACAAGACTGGTTTGGTAATCCTATTCCAATGGATAGTTATGAAACTAAAGCTACGCTTAAACAACAAGCTGAAGCTAGAATGATTCAGCCTACAGATAATACTAGAGTTATTATTCAACCTGAGTATATTGAAGTTCCTGCTCCTGTTGGTCACGGATTTGTTCCAGTGGATAATCCAGACCCTAATTTATTGCAAGGTAATATTAAAGATAATTTAATTAATATGGGAAATAAATTTAGATTAGGACAAAGATGTGGTGGAAGCACTAGAATGCGTAAAGCCTTAGGTGGTGAAAGCCGCCCCGTAAAAGGTATGAGATGTAAACTTGCTTTGGGTGATGTAGTTTATCCTTATCGTAGAAATAATAATTTTGATTATTGGGATATTATAGACCAAGAACAAAAAGCTAACGATAAAGGTGGTATAACTCCTTGGACAACATCAAATAAATATGATGTTAAAGTTCCTCTTGCAATTACTAAGAGTACTCCTATTATTCCTTATACAAGTAAGGTTAGTGCTCCAACTTCTAAAATTACTGAGAATAAGACTATTCCAACTTATATTGGTAATAAGTCAGGTATGATACTTCGTGATGCTGATTGGGCTTCTCTTGGTGCAGATTTAATAGGTGCTATTGGCGCAGGTATCATTGGAGCAAATGCTGCTGGTAATACATATATTCCTGAAGCTCCAGTTCGTTATCAAGCTAGTAAATTAGATACAAATTATAATATAACTCCACAACTGGAAACAATTAGGAGAAGTAGAAATAGATTAGCTAATGAAGTAGCAGGTAATACATCTAGTTCTGTAGCAGCTATTAATAGACTTAATTTATTAGAAAATAATGCTAACGAGCAACTTAATAAATTGTATAATGTTAAAGAAAATAGAGAATCTGAATTATTAAATCAAGATGCTTTAAATCAACAATCAGTTAGTGCACAAAATGTTCAAGCTATGAATGATTATAATTATAGAGTAGCTGAACTTAAAAATGCTAGAACTCAAGCTATTGGTAATGTTCTTACTGGAACTTTTCAAGGTATTGGAAACAGCTTCCAAAATCTTATTAATCAAGGTCGCCAAAATTATGATGATACTCAAGCTATGCTTATGGGTGTTGCTGCTTCTGATTATGCTACTCCATCTAGATTACTTGAACTTGGTGTTGATGTTGGTGATGATGCTGCTCTTGCTGGTATTTATCATTCAGCTATGAATGTTCCAAATCCAGGTGCTAGACCTAAGAGAGAAGACTATTCAGATAATACTGAATATAGTTATGCTCTTACTAGATGGGAAAATCAGAATAAAGCATACCAAAGAAGAAATAGCTATGCTGATTTAATTAAAGGTAGAATGAATAAAAAGAATCTTATTAAATACGGTATTATTTAAATATAAATAAATAGTTCTAGTGAATTTTTGTTCACTAGAACTTTTATCGTATATTTGCATTAGTAATAATAAAAATAAATAGATATGCCAAGCGTAATAAATTATGGAAATCCTGTTCTATTAAGAAATCCTCATCGTAGAAATGTAGAAGCATTTACAAATGCTCTTAATAAAATTGATGAGAAAGCTAAAGAGAGTTTACAAACTCAGAACCAAATTAAAATGGCTTTAGCTAATTTAGATATTAATGCTGCTGAAGATAGTTGGAAAGCTGGATATGTTAGAAATATTCAGAATCAACTTGATGATGCTGCTATGTATGGAGATTATTCTCGTAGTCTTAATACTGCAAGAGAACTTGCTGGTCAAGTAGCTTCTGACCCTGCTGTTCTTGGAAGAGTTAGAGCACAAGCTGCATATAAAACTTTTATGGACAATCTTGATAAGAGACAAGATATTACTCAAGATGTTAAGAATTGGGCTAAAGATAACAATCCTTACCACTATCAAGACCAAGTAGATAAAGAAGGACATATTATTGGTAATACAAACTGGGAACCAAATAGAACTCCAGTTAGTACTGTTGATTTAAGTAATCTTATGACTAAAGCAAAACAATGGGTTGCTGTTCATAAAGGTAGTGGAGTTAGTGATATTAAATATGTTGATGCTGATGGTAATCTTACTTCTGACCCAGGTAAAAATTTTTATGGTTTAGCTTATAAGAAATCTGGTAGTTGGGAATATGTTAGTGAGAAAGATTTAAATGATGCTCTTAAATCTGCTATTGATACAACTCCTGGTGCTAGAGCAAGTCTTCAACAAGATTATGATGTTGCTCTTTGGAAATATAATAAAATGACTCCTGAAGAAAAGAAAAAGAATATTGATTCAGATATTACTGAAAATGGTCTTCTTCTCAATCCTGAAGAATATCTTGCAAAGAGAGTTAAACCTGGTATTCATGCTATGAGTTATTATAATAGTGGTTCGGATATAGAAGTTGGTAACGGACAAGCTGCATATAGACAAGATGTTGCTGCACGTCAAGCTGCGGCTCAACAAGCTGCTGCATTAAATATAAATCTTGATGCTACAAATGAAGGCGCTGCTATTGATGTAGATGTTCCAGATATTATTGGTACAACTAAAGCAGGTCTTGATGAAACTCTTAATACTCTTAGAACTTTGTTCCCAAAACTTTCTAAAAGTAACGCTTTTCAAAGAGGAGTTAATCAAGGAAGATATAATGAACTTGCTAATCTTTGTCGTCATAGTATGACTAGTAACGACCCAGTTGTAAGACATCAAGCTAGACAAGCAATTACTGCTTTAAGAACTTATGGTAATCAATATAATCATTATGTTGCAGGTCTTAGTAAACCTGAACAAGATGCTGTGGCTTTTGATGCTGCTAGACGTGCTGGTTCTAGATTACCTGCAAATAATGAGTTTACTAGAGAATATAATCAACAGATTAATCATTTATTTGATAATGGAAAAATTAGAGAACTTGGTTATAAATGTTATGATGATGAACAATACAATGCTATTTCTCAAGCAATGGATTGTCATTCTGAATCAGATTGGAGAAGAAAAGGATTTAGAATTACATCTATAAATGGGCAAAAGACTATTACTTTTAATAAGAATAATACTTGGCTTTCTAAACTTAGTGATAGTGTTGATTCTTCTATGGGATTTTGGAAAGGTATTGGTAGTAGTTTTAGAAATGCTTTTACTGGAGGTGGAGCTGGAATTATAGATATGTCTGATGGTTCACAAGTTCGTAATGCTAATTATACATTTAAAAATATCGGAACAATAAATGTTGCAGGTATTGATATTTTAAATCCAGCATCTAATAGTCCAGCACAAGCTGCTTCTTGGAGAGCTAATGCAATAAACCAACGTAGAGGTTTTGGTAAAGTTCCAGTTAACTCTAAAATGTATAGTTCTACTCTTGATAGAAATGCTTTATTTAATAAATATACATCTGGACAAATTGACGAAAAGACTTATAACATAGGTCTTGCTAAAATTACTCATGATGAAGATAATCTTACCAATCCAAGTTTATTAATGAATGCTGCTTTATATGTTGACGGTAAACGTATTCCAGAAGATGAGAAAGCTCAATATATTGAAGCTATAACTCAAGCCAAACAAGAAAATGTTCTTAATGTAACTGTTGGTAGAAATCATGGTTTAGCTCAAACTGTTACTGAATTTAATATTGGTAAAGCTAAGAATAGTACTCCACAAACTATTACAATGGTTGGAGCTAATGGTTCTACAGTTCTTCAAAGTTATGAAAGAAATACTTCTACTTTAGCTAGAGATGAAGCTACTCAATTAAACATTAGCGGAACTTCTAAATCATTAGGTAATGGAGCTACTATTAGTAATGTTACAAATAATAATGCTCTTTATACTAATGCTTATGGTAGACGAACTGTTATTAGTAGAAGTCAAGCTGAAAATATTTTAAGACGAGAACTTAATCGTCAGCAAATAGCTGATGCTTTGTATACAGGAGAAGGTGAGAATGTTATAGCAAGTGCTATTACTAAATTGTTAACTGAAGCTGGAGAACCAGTTAATAATATTACTGTGGCACAAGAATTTAAATTTATTAAAGATAATTATTAATATGGATTTTGAAGAAATAAAAAATATGGCTACTAACGGCGTTAGTTATATAAATCCTAGCCCTAGTAGAAGTAAGAAGCATCCAAGTCCTAAAATACTTAATAGTTTAGACCCTATAAAGATTGCTGAATTAACAACTGGTTTTGCTGATAGAGAAATCAATGAAGGTCTTACTAGTGGTAAAGTTCTTACTAATCAAGCAGATAAAGCAGACCAACTTCGTCATTATGGAGTTACTCCAAATGCTAGTATTGTTGACGTAAATAAGGTTCTTGCTGAATCTCAAGGTAATCTTCGTAAGTTAGGTTCTGCTGTTAGTCAAGCAGTAGTTAGTGAAATTGGTCTCGGCACTGTAAGAGGTGCTGCAGACCTTTTTGACCTTATAGGTAATGTAGTTACAGGAAATGCTGCTAATAATGATTATACTAACCCAGTTAGCGAAAAGATTCAAGAATGGCAAGATTATTTTAATACTGAAGTTGCTCCTATTTATGCTGACCCAAATTTAGATATAACTAATGGTGGCTTAACTAATTTTGGTTGGTGGGCAAGTAATATGCCAAGTATTATGAGTTCTGTTACTTTGTTACTTCCTAGTACGGCTGCAACTAAAGGTTTACAATGGTTAGCTAAAGCTTCTGCTGCAAGTAAACTTGGAACTGCTACTCGTAATGGAATTAAAGCTCTTGTTGGAATAGATAGAGCTCTCAGTAAAGAAGGAAGAACTTTAAATAAATTTCAACAAGGAGTTAAAACTCTTGTAGATGTTCCTATTAATGGTCTTGGTGCTAGAACTGGACAATTTGTAGAAACAGGTTTAAATGCTGCTTTAAGTAGAACTATGGAGAACTATCAAGAAGCACAAGGTGTATATAGTGATGTATTTAATACAGCTACTGATACACTTAATAAAATGACTCCACAAGAGTTTACAGAATTTGTCAATAAGAACCAAGATATTTATGATGAAGCTGGTGGGGATAATGCTAGTAAAGAAGATATTGCTAGAGTTATTGCTCAAAAGTCTGCTAATCAAGACTTCCTTACTAACTATGTAAATATTGGTTCTGATATTCTTCAATTATATGGTTTACGAAATATGTGGAAAGGTTTAAAGAATGGAGTTAGTTCTTCTACTTTAACTTCTGCTGCTCGTAATGCTAGACGAACACTTGGTAAAACTCCTGAAGAAATAGCTGAAATGGAAGCTAAACAATCTTTTTTAAAGAAAGCTGGTCAAAAAATTATTGATAAAGCTTTAGATGAAAAGACTGTTATTGCTGGAGAACTTAGTGAAGGTCTTGAAGAAGCAGTTAACTATATTGCTCAAATGGAAGGTACTCATCTTGGTAATGTTTATCTTGGACTTGAAAGTGATTCAGCTTTTGATGATAGACTTCAAAAGTATATGAGAAGTGGAGGTCTTTGGGATAGTGCATTCTGGGGAGTAATGGGTGGTGTTGTATTTCATCATTTAGGCAGTGGTTTTGGAAGAATTAGCCAAACTTTAAAAGACAGAGCTGATTCTAAAACTGACGAAAGAACTGGTGAAGGTAAACCAAAATCTATATTTAGTCTTAGTGAAACTTCTGAAATCAAAGCTCGTAAATCTAATATTGAATCTTGGAATAATAGTATAGAAAACTATTGGAACCAAATGTCTCAAATTAAAGATGGAAATAATCCTTTTAGTATTAGCAGTGAAGATAAAACTTTCAATAACGATTTAGATAAAGAAGCTGCTGCTCAACGAGCTTATGATGAACTTCTTACTGGTATGACTTTAAATGCTGCTCATAATGGAAATCTTGGTATGCTTAGAAGTTATATGTCTAGTGATGATGTTCGTAAAGCTATGGTTGATAAAGGTGTAACTGATGAAGCTAATTCTAAAGCTGACCAACAAAAAGCTTTAGATAAGATGGATGAAGTTACTGCTAGTTATGAAGCTGAATTAAAGAAACTTGTCAATTTAAGTGAAGCAGTTAGAGTAACTAAACATACTGATGATATTCTTCCAATAGAGTTCTTACAAAGTATTGCTACTAATAACGTTGTTAATAAACAATACAATGATAAGATTAATACTCAAATTGATGAACTTGATAAGCAAATAAATACTGCTTTTGATAATGAAGATATTAAAAATATTTTAGGTCAAGATTATACTCCTGAACAATATCAAATTGCTGCAAGTACAGCTTTGCTTACTAATGAACTTCGTACACTTCAAGCTGAAAGAAGTCGTCTTCTTAGTGATAAAAAGAAGATAAATAATATTAGTACTAAAGTTGCTGTTGATAATATCAATAAGCTTATGAATAAGTATCAAGATATGATTGATACTAATAGTTTAAGATATGCTCTTCACGAAGCTTTACAAGGTGCTTATAATGATGAAGGTAAAGTACAAAGTTTTAGTAATCAAGCTAGTACTACTCTTGCCAATTTACTTAGTGGTACATCAAATTCAGGAGTTCTTCTTAATGATGAAAATATTATTTCAGGTTTAAAGAAGTTTGCTGAGAAGTTCTCTGTTAGTCCTAGAATTGCAGAATTTGAAAATCCTACTGATATAGTTAATCAAGTTAGAGAACATGGAACTTATCTCAGAAAGATTAATCAAAAACTTCAAGCTACTGATAAAATTGGAGTAAACGGAACTGATGGTACTCTTTCAGCTTTACTTGTTAATAAGACTGCTCTTGAATTAAGACGTGCTTATAATGAAAGTAAAATGGTTAATAACGCTGATGAACTTGCTACAGAGATTTCATTTATGAATAATACTATGAATGAAGGTCGTAAGAAAGCTATTGATTCAGCTTATGAAACTATTACTAAATTATCAGATAAGTATGGTAATGATAAATTTGCTGCAAGAATAGGTGATGCTATTGGAGCTTATTATCAAAGAAGTAAAGATGATATTGATTCTATTCTTGATTTTATGAACGAAGATGATAAATCTACACTTAATGATGCTCTTGATGTTCTTAATCTTACTAAAGGAAAGAATTATCGTTTAGGAGAACAAATTCAAGGTTTCCTTAGTCTTCGTCAAGATATATTTGATAGTCAAGAAAGAGAAGAAAGTCATAATATTAATAATCCAGACGATAGTAATAATGGTGCTGAACCAGAGAGTACAACTACTCCTCCCCCTAGCATGCAAACGACCTCAAATTCTGCGTCACAAGTCACTCAACCTCAGCAGCCTATTAATCAATCGGCAAGCACCCCACAGTCGCCTATAGCGCAAGGAAACACGCCTACAGACAATTCGCAATCACAAAGTTCGCAGCCAACACCACGCAACGAAATGGGTGAGCGGGTCACAGAATTTTTAAATAATAATAAAGCTGTAAGTCCAACTAATGTAAAAATAGATAGTAATACTGGAGTTATTAGTGCTGAGCTTGCTATTGACGATAATGCTAGTCAAGAAGATAAAGTTACTTTTATGGGTAATGCGGATTTATTTGAAAATCCTGAACTCGCTAATACTCCTGGTGCTACTGTAGAAAGTAATCCAAAATTTGAATATGATGATAATAGTAATCCTATTATTATTCAAAAAGGAAAAATTGACGTACAAATAGGAAATGGTCAATCCAATGCTTCTACACCTTTTACGGGGGGGTCTTCCGGTTCTAATGCTAGTACATCTACACAAGATAATGCTAGTACTAATCAACAAACTACCCAACAACAAGCTCAACCAGCTACTCAACCTCAAGTTGTAGATAGAGCTGAACTTACTGCTAATTTTATGGGAAAACTTAGAACTAGCGGTAAAGAAATTAAAGCAGGTAATTTAACTGCTGAAGAGTTTATTAAATCTCTTCAAGATAAAGGTATTGCTCTTGGAGCAAGTCAAGAAGATATTGACGGAGCTATAACCAGCGTAAAAGCTGTTATGAATAACCTTCTTGGAACTACTTTTGCTTCTAGTGTTGGTGAAGTTATGCTTGCTAGTGCAGTAGAGGAATATAAACCAAGTTTATCTTTCGGAAATGAATATAAAGATGCTGCTAATAATATGCTTAAAAATTATGCTTCTGAAGTTAAACTCAGACAACATAACGGAAAGTATTATGGTAATCTTGAAGATTTACTCCGATATATAAATGAACATAGTCCTAGTAAGAATACTGCTGATTTCATTTATAATAGTCTTAAAGAATATCTTAAAACTGAAGAAGGTAAAAAGCAATTTGTAATGCTTGATGCTGATTCAGTTGATGATGCTGAATTTATGACTAATGTTCGTAAGACTGCTGGTGAACGTAGAGCCGAAGCTATTAAAGCTGGTACTCTTAAACGAGTTAATATTCGTGGGCTTAGTGAAGTAGTTCCTCCTGATAGAATTGATGTAAGTTTAGCAGAACTTGATAAAATTAAAGAAGGCGATAAACTTACTGTAAAGAAAGCAAACAAGCTTGCTACTAATACTGATGTTTTATTAGTTCAACATAATGGAGTTACTGTTGGTTGGATGGGTATTCCTACTTTTGATGTATTAACAGGAAGATATATTCAAGTTAACGATTGTATCAAATATACTGTAGGTAGGTCTGCTGAATATGATGGTGCTGTTAAAGATTGGATTCTTTCTATAGCTGACCCAAAAGATGAAGATAGTAGAAAACTTAACGACCTTCTTTATAAAATAGCGTTTGATAAGAAATATGATGGTTCATTTGTTAAGAAGTTTAAGAATAACCCTAGAGTTCAAGAAGCTGTAAATAATGATTTTATAGTTATCAATGAAGATAAAGGTTTTACTTATGCTAAAGCTCTTGATGGTATGGTTAAATTATGGAGATATAATCCTAATGTATCTTCTTTTAATCCTATTCCTCAAAGTATTAAATTGTTCTTTGATAATCTTAGAACTAATTATCAAACTAGTTTAGCTTTGATTAATAATAATCAAGAACTTACTGTTAGTAAAATAAGTAAAGGTGAACTTCTTAGACTTGCTCCACATGGAACTCCTGGAGAAGCATTTAGATTTGCTCAACCTGCAAGTATTGCTATTAGTAGTAAAACTGACGCTAGAATAGCTTTAGCTAGAAGTCTATCTCAAATTAAAGTTAGCGGTAAGCAAACTAATGATAATCTTGGTTTTAAAATGAACCAAACATTAATTGCTATCGATAATGGAAATGGTACTATAGATTATACTAATGCTTATCCTGTAAATTGGGGAGTTACTAACTATGAGAAAGATGATAAACTTGTAAATATGCCGCATAGTAAAGTTCTTGCTGATTTAACTAATGCTATTGAAAATCAAATTATTGATAGACTTACTAATCTTCAGAAAGGTGATAGTTTAGCTAATTGGAATGAGTTTAGAAGTTTTCTTGATACTCTTCTTGATTATAACAATAATAGTACTCTATTTAAAACTAGTGGCGTTTTCCATCGTAACAATGGACTTACTTATATTAATGCTGGAACTAAAGCTGTAGCACTTTATGCTTGTGATACTAAACGTACTGGTGCTCCTACACAACTTGTATTTATGGAACATGGTAAAAAAGTTAGTAGTTATAGCTTGTTAGATAATGGAGCTGAAGCAGGTAAAGCACTTGTTCAATTCCTTAGAGAAAATGCTACTGTAAACTTTGCTCACGAACTTCTTAGTAGTGATAATAATACTTCTATTCCTTTAAAAGGTTTTGTAAGTAGAAATGCTGACGGAAAACTTGTGATTAATATACCTGAGTATAATGGTAAAAATGGTTTTAATCATGTTGAAGAATCATATAATGATTTTATGATTAAGAACGATTTACTTAGAGTAGATTTAGCTCAAGTTGATGGAAGTAATTATTCAAGATTTTCGTCTAATATGAAAGCTAATAGCGTACTTGAATTTACTGTAGGTGATGAGGTGAAACAAGAAGAAGAAAAGCCACTAGAACCCCCCCGTAAAGAGCATGTAACCACCAATACCACTGACCGAGTTAAATCTATTATTGAAAGTGATAGTAAAACTAAAGGTCTTGATATTGCAAAAGCTATTCTTCCTGAAGAAGCTGTAAATCTTCTTAATAATACAGGCAAATTAACTAGTATTTTACCAGAAAATGTTATCTTTGCAAATGACAGAATCGAAAAGTTTAGAGCTTCTGAAAAGAATAACAATATCAACGCTATGTATGAAAAAGGAGATATTGTTGTTGGTGATGATTTCTTTAAAGAAACTAGTGGTCGTCAAGTAAGAATACTTATTCACGAAGGTCTTCATAAAAGACTTCATGATTATGGTCCTTCTCAACACAGAAAGTTCCTCAATAATATGACTGAAATCTATGATGATTTTAGTAAAGCTATTGATGAAGACCTTAAAGATATTGCTGATGGTAATATTAAATCTGTTAGAGAAAGACGTAACTTTGAAGATACTTTAACTGACGAAGCTATAACAGATTGGCTTAAATACATAGACAGTTTCAAATTTAAAGAATATGTAGATAGAGGTCAACTTGATAGAGCTAAAGAAGAGTTTATCGTAGAATCTCTTACTAATGTAGAGTTCATTGATTATCTTAATAAAGTCAAAGTATATGATATTGGAGATAAAGCTAGACATAGAACTGCTTGGCAAATGATTATGGACTTTATTAATAAATTGTTTAGACTTGATATAGCTGAAGGAAGTCTCAGAGAAAAAGAGTATAATGCGTTTGCTAAAGCTTTAAGTATAGATAAAAATGCTGATACAAATGTTCAAACTGAGACAGAACCTACTATAGAAGAAACTCAAGATGAACAAGTTGAAGATGAAGTTGTCGAAGATGAAACTCCTACTCCTGGAGCTGATAAAGACATAAATAATGGTGTTGATTTAGATGATGTTTATGATGATGATGATGATGTTAATCTATCCTCACGCTCAGAATATCCGTCCCTCTACTCGACAATCGAAAGCCTTCCAATGGAGCAACATTCGCAATTTGCCACTTTGCTTGCGTCAGGTGACATTTCGATTACATGCAAATAAGATTAATCGCTCGCTGAGAAATAAGCCTCTCAGCGAGTTTTTAAAATATTAAATAACTTAATATAGATAGTTATGGCTAATAATTGTAGTTTAAAATTTAATGAAACTAAGGTTTACACCAACCTTAAAGCTGAAGTTGGAAACGATGATGTTTTATTTAACAGCTTAATGAGTGCAGTAATTGATGGTTCTAGACCATCTGGTTTTAACAAGGAATTTGAAACCTATTATGCTAATAATTATGGTTCTATTCCTAATACAAATGATGAAAGTAAAGAAGTTGCTACTGCTATTCAAAATTTTTATAAGAATAGAAATTTTAATGTAAATGAGCATACAACTGATTCTGCTTTCATTTCTGATGTTAAGTCTAAAGGTTATACTAGTACTGCTGCTAAAACTTGTGGTATTAGAACTACTGGTAATTTGATGTTAGCATTCTATCATAACGATTTAATTAAAGGTCGTCTTGAAGAACATGCTGAAGATAGAAAAGATAATCTCGCAAATAGAGTTATAAATCGTATGTTGGGAGCTGTAGCAACAAATATTCTTGAAGCTAGAAAAGTAGAAGCTACAAAAGAAGAAATTGCTAAAGTTCGTAAACAACTTATGAATACTAAGAGTAATGATTTTGTTAAGCTTGAGGATGAAGTTTCTAAAACTACTCCTCAACTTAGAAATCAATTTGCTACTCTTAAAGATATGCTTTCTGATAAAGTTAAATATTTTACTCAAGTTATTCAAACTGACGATAGACTTGGTGAAATTCGTTTTAAGAAAGATGATGATTTAAGTCAGCAAGAAGCAGATTGGAGTGAAAGTTTCGATATAGAAGATGATGATGATTTAAATCTTAACAATGCTGCTGATAATGCAAGTAACAACGAAAAAGATACTACTACTGCTCGTTGGGAAGATAATGGAACTAAATCTGACTTTATGAAAGATTTTAGTTTTGCTGTTCGTAGTTATCTTTCAACTATTCCTAAACTTAGTAGTACAGAAGTAAGTGCTGACGGTAAATATCAATATGATAAAAGTAATCCTCTTGGAATGGTAGATTATATGGATTTTAAAGTCGTAAACTCTGCCATTAGAGGAGATATTGAAACTACTAATATTGATGCTTTTTTAAAGAAACTTGAAGATATTGCAGAATCTAATAAAGAATATGCTGGTCTTGCTTATTTAGCTAATGACCTTAAAAAGAAACCAGATTTTGCTTATAAATTATTTCAAGTTTATAGAAGAAGAACTATAAGAAAACAGCAAGTTCGTATTGATGATAATTCTGTTTCTCCTACTAGAAGTAATAATCGTGCAGATAAACTTGAAACTTTAAGAATTAATTATCTTAATGATATTAAATCAACTGCTCTTAATATCATGATTGAAGATACTAATGATATTCTTGGAGCAATTAAAACTAAAATAGATGATTATAAGACTCTTCAAAAAACTAAAGGATTTGATTTAAATAAACAAGCATTAAGTGCTGATATTATCAATGCTATTGCTACTCGTTTAAAGCAATATTATCCTTCTCTTGATAAAGCTGCTATTGAAAGATTCGCTAGACTTAATGGAAAAGTTGACGGTAAAACTCCAAATATTGCTAATAATCTTACTCAACTTTATGGTTATCTTGAGAATACTGCAAAGTACGCTAACGAAACTCTTAATAATAAGCGAAATCTTGATAATAGATTTAAAGAAGCTAATAAGATTAAAGATAAGAAAGCTAAGAAAGAAGCTCTAGATAGTGTTCGTGAAGCTTATAAACAAGGCTATCTTTCTACTAATACAAAAGCTTATGCTCTTGAATTAGCTAAATCTTTAGCTCCATATTCTGTAGTTAATATTGATTCTAATTCTACTAATGCTCTTGGTAATCAGTCTGCTGACCAAATTAATGACAGTATGATTACTAATTTCCTTAATGCAGTTAAAGCAACTTTAACTGAGCAGCAAAAAGATGGAAGCAAAGTTTCTACTGAACTTATTAATTATGGAAAGTATAAGTTCCAAGGAGTACAATACAATCTTAGTGGTATTCTTATGGAACATCGTGATGAGAATGGTGCTGTAATTAATTATGGTCTTTTCTACAAAGATAAAGATGGCAATATTCAAATAACTAATTATGCTAGGGATATGGTTAATATCTCTTTGTTTGATGGTGCAGGAAATCCTAATACTAAAGATAATGTTCTTTATTCAGGTATGTCTAAAGGAGATTATGTATATACAGGATTTGCTCAATACTTTAATGCAGAGCAAAATCCTAAGATGCTTATGGGTGATTACTTTATGCGTATTCCTTCTGATGCCCCAAAGAACTTTGTAGTTCATGCTCCTAGATATAAAGTTGATGGCTTGTTCTCTAAGATGCACGCTATTAAAAATGCTAAAGGTGAAGTTATAGCTAAAGAAGTTAGTGTTGATGATATTAATGAGAATCATCCAATAGTACAACAGTTTAGAAATATATTTAAACAGGAACTGTTGGATATGGCAAACTTTATAAACATTGTATTTGAAGTTAAGGAAAATACAGAAACTCTTGAAGATGGTACAGTTGTTGACCAAAGAGGAAGAATTGTATTTAATAATGACAATACTCCAATGTTTAAAAAAGGTTGGGGTTTAGATGCCGAATCTGCTCGTAGAGTATTTGCTAATTATCATATAGGTAAAGGACATAAACATTTCATTGAAAAGAAAGGTGATGGTTGGACATTTAATGGACTTCTTTTTAAAGATGATAGATTTGTTCTTACAGATTATAAAACTGGTACAACTACAAAGTATGGTGACAATTTATTAAAATACTTGTTTCCTTCTCTTTACGGGGGGGCTAGAGATGGCTTTATTCCTTTCACCACTAATGCTAATGGTGAAGTAGAACTTAACCTTAGTGCAGACCAAGAAGCTATGATTACTAGAATGGTTAAAGGTTTTGTAACTGACTATTCTAATAATGCTATTACTCGTATGAGCGAATACAAAGACCTTGACATTAATAATCTTATTAATGAAAAGAATAGCATTGATTTTGCTCTTAATCATAGACTTATGTATATTGCTTTTAATGATATATTTGAAGGTGATACTAAGTTTTATAAAGATACTCAGACTTTCTTGAAAAGAAGTAAAGAGTCTCAAGCTAGTGGTGTTCCTTATGGTTTTGTTGATACAAGTCTTGACCTTAGAGAAAATAGCACAATAGTTCAAGGAGCTTTTCTTAATACTCTTGAAGTTCAAGCTAGACTTAAATCTATTGGTCTTGATGTTCAACAAAAGACTAAGTTTAATGGTATTACTATTAAGAATACTGTTAGAACTAGTGAAGAATGTAAAGTAGATACTGAAGATACTACAGGTAAACTTACTGATAAAGATGGTATTCTTGTAAGAGATTTAGTAAATAATGCTAAGCTTACTGTAAAACAAGCTAGAAATCTTATGAAAGGTTTTAGTGGAACTACAGTCAATGATGCTCAATCTTATATTACTTTTGAAGAATGGATTCGTCGTATTGCTGGTAGAGGTCAACTTAATGATTATCTTCCTTTAATTGAAGCTATTCAAGATGAAAGTAAAGAGATTCCTGCTGACTTACTGAAGAAGTTTGTGCAAGTACAGAAGAACTTCTACTATGACCAATATTATGATGATAAACTTAATACTATTGCTCCTCGTCAAATTAAGAATGCTGAATTTGTTCTTGTTCCAAGATTTATTAGAGGAACTCAACTTGAACAAGTTTATGAAGCAATGAAAGCTAATAAGATTGACCAGCTTAATACTGAGGAAACTAGTAAAGCAGGTAAAGCTAGAGTACTTACTATCTTTGATGAGAAGACTGGTGAAGTTACTGAAGAACATCTTAAAGATTTCAATAATAAAGCTGAAGATTATCGTGAGGAATATGATTATAATCATCTTTATACTCAGCAAGAAACTCCTCAACACATGAATGCTAAGAATAAAGCTGGTATTCAGATTATGAAGAAGATACTTGATAATATTGATAGTAATAGTCCTCTTCATGCGTATAAAGAAGATTTCTTCAATATGTATGTTGCTAACATTAAAGATAGTTTTAATAAGCTTGTTGATGAATTAAAGATTCCTCTTAATGAAGATGGTAATATTGAATTTGATGAAGCTGGAAATATTACAGGAGTAGATATGCAAGTATTCTTTGATAAACTCAAAGATGAGTGCATGAGACTTGGTCTTGATAGTAATATGATGGACTTTGTTACCCTTAATGCTAGTATGCCTATAGCTGCTAATGGTTGTCCAAATCCTGTAATGCCTACTTATCTTAGTAATGTAGTTAATAAGCTTGAGAGTATTTCCCAAGCTATGTTTAATAGTGCTATTACTCGACAAGAACTTCCTGGTTTTCATGCTGCTCAGATTACTAATGTTGGTTTTAAAGCAACTAAAGACCAAGTTAGTTATTCTAAAGAATTAAAGTATCATCCAAACGGTGAACGCTATATTGAAATAATGCTTCCTGCTAGTAATTTTGGCTTTGCTAAAAATGCTGATGGTACTTATAAAAAGAGCAAAGAAGAACTTCTTAAAGAACTTCAAGATGCTGGTCTTGATACTCTTATTGGTTATCGTATTCCAACTGAAGGTAAACAATCTGTTTGTGTAATGAAAGTAGTTGGTTTCCTTGATGATGCTCAAGGTTCTACTATTGTTGTTCCTGATGATTGGGTTTCTCAAACTGGTTCTGACTTTGATATTGACTCTGTATATGGTATTCAATATAATACTACTATAAATGCTAATGGTGATATTCAAAAAGTTCTTTATAATGATTTAGCTGGAAAAAGTTATGATAATTATGTAAAATCTCAACTTAATAGCGAAACAAAAGCTAAACTTAAGAAAGCTATTAAAGATGGGGTTAATGAAACTACTGCTCTTAGTAATGTAGCTACAGAATACGGTCTTCAAAGTCGTGAAGAATTTAGTAAAGATAAAAATCTTGCTGATGAAAATACTCGTGAAGCTCGTAATAATAGACTTCTTGATGATATGATTCATATTCTGCAAGCTAATGAATCTCTTGAAGAGAACCTTTCTCGTTCTAACTTTGAGAGTATTATTGCAGCTCGTGATAAAGTTATGAATCCAATAGTTAAAGAAGTTCGTGAAGCTAGAAGTCCTTATGATTTTCTTGACCAAGCTGCTTATCAAGAAGATGTAATGAGTGGTGCTAAACTTAAAGCGTTTAGTGTTACTAGAGATACTTTCTGTTCTGTATGTAATACAGTTCATCCTCATATTACAGATAAATATACTATTAAAGTTGCATATAGTAAAGATAAGTATAATCTTGAAGAACTTCAAAAGAGATTTGAGAAAGTAGAAGAAACCGATGAAGGTTATGTGGTTACACATAATACTCTTGGTTGGACAAATGATAATAAGAATGTAGATGGTTATATTCTTACTGCATACAGTTCTCAGACTACTGCTCATATTCTTGATGCTGTTAAGGAAGGTGCTATTCCAAATGTAAATGACTTTACTTTTGCAGTATATAAAACTCTTGCTGATATTGGTAGTAATTATGATACTGCTGTAGGTTTTATTATGCAACCTGCTATTACAAAAATTGTAAATGCTTATAATGCTAATAAATCTATTTATTCAGATAAACATAATAAACCAATAGAAGAAGCTATTAGGTCATTAGGTAAAGAGATTCTTAATACTTATCATATTAATACTGATAAAATGAATCTTGGTGAAATAATTGCTAGAGTTAATGGATTACTTGGTACTAAGTATAGTTTAGATAAACATAATGATATTACTTTATCACCTGATGAGTTAGCAAAGAGATTGCTTAATGATAAAAACCGCCCCGTAAAAGGAAGTATATATCAACATGATTGGGGTGTTCTTTTTGCTTATAATGATTTAGCTAAACTTTCTGATAAAATTGGTTCTACTGCAAGAGTTTGTAATCCTGATAGATTTGGTGCTAAACAAAGTATTTTCGCTACTCGTAAAGTATTTAATGATATTGCAGATTTAATTGAAGATGAAAATCCAGCTTTAGTTGTTGGAACTTCTTCTATTGTTAATAGTATCTATGCAGGTTATGACCCTACTAAAGGTTTAAGAAGTTATATTACTAGTAATGCTAAAAGTGCATATCCTAGTCTTAATGCTTTCTTAAAGTATGCTAGTGCTCCTTCTATTCTTGTAAATAGAATGTTGTTTGATACAGAACAAGATAATTTTAGAATAGCTAATAGAGCTATTGAAGTTATAAACGGTAGTAATAATGTTACTGAGAAAGATTATAAAGGTTTTACTCAGTATATTCTTAATGCTGCTTATAAACAAACAGATGCTGTTGTAAACAACTATACTTATGATGTAGAGAAGAAACAAACTATAGTAAATAAAGAAGTTGATGAAACGGATGAAGCTCTCAGAATTATGGGTTATGGTTGTACTCCTGATTTTACTTTTAATGTTAAAGATGTAACTAATCCTACACAAGAAGAAGTAAATGCTTGGAGTAAACTTAGTCCTGCTCAAAAAATTAGTTGGCTTAAAGCTAATAGTGTTGATGCTGGTATATTCAATTATATAAATACTAATTTATTTAATGAATATGAAATGAATAGAGACGGTCAAAGTCGTCAAACTATTCGTTTTAACGAAGATGCTGTTGATAACGAAACTGCTTATAATCTTTTTGATACTGCATTTAGTTCAGATAATCCATTAGTTAAACTTGCTGCTATGGATATGGTTAAGTATGCTTTTGTCGCAGAAGGTTTTAAAATAGGTAGAGGTGCTATTAATAAATGTATTAAAAATACTGCTCTTCGTGATGAAAACACTTTTGTTCAATTTAATGGTGCTAGAACTAGTATTATTGCTCAAATTAAAGCTCAAGTAGATAATGTAGTTTCTAGAACTGATTTAGTTGAACAATATCTTAGAAGTGACCCAGGAGTTAGTAATGTTCCTCATAAATTTATGAATAAAAAATATAGTTCTATGTTCGAAACTGTAACTAGAGGAATGTACGAATTTAGTTTGGACGATAAAGATAACGCTATCGAATTTGGATTTGCTAGAGAAAGTAATGCAGAGTTCGTTCCAATACAATTTAATAATTATATTTATATTACTAAAAAAGAAGGTAACGAAAGTGTTACTAAATTGTATAAGATTGTTTCTCCTGACCTTGGTTCTAGTATAGGTTTTGCTTATCCATTAAATAGTTTGGAAGCTGGTGAAGATAGAGAAGTTAGTATTAATAATGCTAATAATAGCGTTCCTCTTCCAAGTTATTATGAAGCAGTTATTGATAACTTGATGAACAGTGAAGTTGCTGATTATACATTAGATGAATTAAATGAATTGTATAAGAAGCATGTTGCTACAACAAAAGTCAATAAAGTCAAAGCTGTTACACATTTTGATATAATGTCAGATGCTAATAATGATAATGGTGGAGCTAAAGATGCTATTGATAAGATTATTAAAACTTTCAACGATTATGAAGGTAATAGAATCTTTATTCAGAATATGTATCTTTATGATAAAACTAAATATGATTCATTTACTCCTCCTATTCATGTTGAAGGTGAAACTATTTCTAATGGTGGTGAACCTATTAGTATTAATGGAAACTTCTTATTTAGACGTGCTACTAAAGTAAGTATTGAAAGTCATAATATTCGTACAGGAGAGCATATTGAGGAAAAACCTCAACTTGTCGAAATAGTTAGGGAAACTCCTATGGCTAGTTCTCGTGGAGAAGTAACTCTTGGTTCTGCAAGTTCTAAACTTGAACAAAGTCTTAGAACTACAACTGATTCTTTTGAAAAGAATATAGTAAAAGAACTTAATCGTAGAAGTGGTCTTGGAGATATAGAAGCTGGTAAACTTATGCGTCAACTTCGTGGAGAAGGATTTGAACAAAGTACTAAAGGCTATAAAGAGTTTAAAGATAGTGTATTCTATAGTGGTTATGCTTATCTTAAACATAAAGTTAATAGTACTCTTGGAAAGTTTAGTCAATTTTACAGAGATGAAAATGGTAATTACTTTGCTATCAATAGTCCTGAAGTAATCAATGTTATTAAGAATAATCCTGCTTTACAAAGACAGTTCCTTGAAACACTTGCTGATGCTAATGCTATTGTTGATAAATTTGGAATTATTAATCAGATTAAAGCTAATGAAATTGAGAATCCTACTTTGAAATTCTACATTGACGAAATGCAGAAGATGATTAAGGAACTCAGTAATAGTTCTATTATTGATGATGCAGAAGTTAAGTTTGGACTTGATTATCTTCAGAAACTTAGTAATGACCCTAATATTCAAAATGGTCTTGTTAGTATATATGATGGTTTCCATTCTAGTGGTTGGCTTGATGCTTGGTTTGGTGATTTACAAGAACAAGGTAACAGTCTTGTTCAAGTAGTTACTAGAAAAGTAATGACTGATATTCGTGCTAAAGAAAGTCAAGCAAAAGATTTTGCTATAGCTTTTGGAAAACATTTTGAAGGCATTAAAGCTAGAGCTGCTAAAGTTGGTGCTTCAGTTGACATCAATAAGATATTTGATAAGAACGGAAATATAATTCGTAATTATACAGATAAATTTGTTGAAGATATTAAAGAACTTAAACGTAATGTATCTAAAGCTAGAGTTAATGTTCAAGAAAATCCAATGGAATATATTCAAGCTAAACATAAACTTAATAAGTTCCTTCTTGACCACGTTAATCGTGAATATGTTGATAGTTATTATCAGAAACTTTATAATGAAGATGAATTTATCATTAATAATCATCCTCAAATTTATTCTGAGTATGTAAAACTTCGAGAAGCTATTAGACAGATTAATAGTCGTAGAATTGATGGCGTTTTAAGTAAAGAGTTTGAAGATAAACTTGTTGAACTCAGAACTAAGATTAATGATTTAACTAGTCAATTTATTGGTAATGAGTATAAGCCAGCTTACGAATATGGTTTTCCTGGTACTGAACAAGCTCCTGATGGTAGCATTATTGTAACTAATCAAGAAGTTTATGATAATGCTCGTAAACAGTCTCTTAATGATGCCGTTCAGTTAGACCAATATCTTAGAAGAATTAAAGATATTAAAGAAGAATATACTGCTAAAGAGGAGAAAGAAGGTTTCCGTGATATGCTTGATAAGATGCTTAATATTATTGATAATGCTGAAGTTAGAGATTCTAACGGTAAAGTCACTACTCCAGCTAGTCAGCTTGACACTAATAAAGAGTATAAGAAAGCTAAAGAATGGATTGCCAATAATGCTCATTGGTCAGTAGATGATGTTCTTAAAGTTAGAATTGAAGATGCTTATAAAAAACTTGGTATTACTAATTTCAAAGCTTCTAAAGCTAGAGCATTTATTAAAGATAAACTAGCTAAAGGTGAACAGATTTATGATGAGTTTGGTAATATTGATGCTAGTAAGTTTACTAATACAGAGATTGCTGCAATTAAAGAAGACGTAGAACGTAATTATGGTACAACTAATACCTCTTTATTCTCTGATAGAAATCTTATAAATTCAGCTGAACCAACTAATGAAGCTGCTCCTAGTGAGTTCTTTAAAATGCTTAATAGTGGCGGTATGACTAATCCTGAGTATCAAGAGATTATTACTAAGATTAATAATATTACTCGTAAATATTATAATAGTGCTGCTAAAATAGTTGAAACTTCTAAGATGAGTATCGAAGATTTGAAAGCTCTTGGAGACCTTTATGATGAATTAGATAAAACTAAGAAACATAAAGGAAAAGGCAGTTACGATGTTTATCAAGCATATAGCAAATATGCTAAAGAAAATGTAAATGAACAAGCTTATTATTCTGAAGAAGATGAAGCTAAGAAGCGAACTGAACCAGAGTTCTATACTTTATGGAAGCGAGTTAATGCTAGATATGAAGTTCTTAGAGATAAGAAAGGTAAGATAGTTATTGATGAAACAACTGGTAAAGCTGTTTATGATTTAACTAAAGCACCAACCCCTAATCATTGGCTTTATACTACTATTGCTCCTAATGATGCTTATTGGGAAGATTTAAATAAAGATAATCCTAAAGAAGCAGCTAGACAAAAGAAAGAAGTTGAGGATAAAACTAAAGCTCAAGAGTTCCTTAGTAATACTCTTGAAACTATTAATACTCCTCAATATTATAAAGCTAAAAATGCTGCTCTTGCAAAAGGTATCACTTATTATAAAGAATGGTATGATAACAATCATGTTTACAATCCATTTACTCATGCTTATGAAGCTCTTCCTATTTGGAATAGAACAAGAGTTATTCCTAGTATAGATAATGGTGAGTATTCTCCTAATTGGACTCAGACTACTCTTACTCCTAAAGCTCATTATAAGAATCCAAATTATATTGAAGGTTATACAGATAATGAAAATTATAAAACTGTTGAAACTGATGATAAAAATGGAACTACTCATGTTCCTGGTTATGATAATAATTTAGGACTTAATGAGTACGAGCAAGAAGCTAAACAATATATTCAAGATACTCTCATGAGTTTTGCTAAAACTGAAACTGCAAAGAGAGCTATTGCTAGTGGAATGGCTCCTCATAGAGCTAAGAAAGCAGAACATGATGCTAAATGGGCTGCAAAGCAAGCTAAAGAGTTTATTGGATTTAGTGATATGCTTCCTAGTGGTAAAGATAGTTGGTATGAGAAGATTGATTACTCTGAAGATAGAACTATCGATATGCCTATGTTAATGACTCAACTTAAAAATAAGGAGAGTGTTGACTTGGATAATATTCGTAGTACTAAACCGAAGAGAGAAACTTATGCTAGTGATGAAGCTTATGAAAAAGATTTAGAAGCTTATCAAAAACGTATTGATGAAGCAACTAAGAAAAACGAAGAAATACATCAAAAACTTCTTGATAGAGATTATATTGGTGCTATTCAAGATTTCATTAGTGCTGCCGGACATTATAATGCTATTCAAGACAATAAACAATTATTGTTCTATACACATAGAATGTTAGGTAAGATGAAAGCTTATGATACTAATCTTGGTTGGAATAACTTACGTAAAGATAGTCAAACTAGTACAAATGATGAAACTTCTTATATTGAGAAAGTTGATACTCGTCTTCAAGAACAATTTGATAACTGGGTTCGTAGATTAGTTTATGACCAATATAAAATTCCTCAGAATAAGTTAACTAGAACTGCTAGTATGCTTCAAAGTTTTACTAGTGCTAAATTTATGATGTTGAATATTACTGGTGGTATTGGTAATATAACTGTTGGTGAATCTGCTATTGCTGGAGAATATATAGCTAAAGAATACTTCACTCCTACAGGTTGGTTAAAAGGAAAGAACATGTGGAGACACGCTATTCCAAGCTTTATTAGAGGTATGGCTAACGAAGATAGTACAACACTTGCTGATGCTCTTGTTAAGTTTATGAATATTGTTGACTTTGATGAAGTTAATAATAGACCTACAGTACATCTTGATGCTGATACTGTTCTTAATAAGATTAGAGACTTTATGTATAGTCCTAATAGTATGGGTGAGCATTTCATGCAGAATGGTGCTATGTTTAGTATGTTCTTTGATAATAGAATGGTTAAAGTTCCAGACGCTGAAAGTAATGGAAGACTTGGTTATGAAGCTATGACTTGGGAACAATATAAAAATAAGTTCCACGAATATGCTATGAAAAATATTATTGGAGGTAATGAAGAACTTCTTAATAAATATGAAACATTTAAAAAGGATATTCTTGCTGACGATAATAAAAAGAAAGAGTATGTTTGGAATCGTAGAGATATTAATACTGAGTTTGCTAATCTGTATCTTACAAAGGAACAGAAGAAACAATTTATCACTGAAAGAAAGAAGCTTGAGAAAGAAGCTAAAGTTAAGTTTGAAGAACTTCCTACAGTAATGGACCAAGTTGACCTTAAAGATGGAAGACTTGCTTTTAAAGAAAGAAGTATTCTTGCTGAACTTCAAGCTAAATCTAAAGATAAAGAAGTAGGTGATGGTTATATGTTCCTTGGATATATGAAAGGCAAAGTTATTTCAGTTAATAAGAAGATTCATGGAGTATATGATAAACTTGGTGCTGCTCAACTCGAAAAACAATGGTGGGGTTCATTAGCTATGCAGTATCATAAACATATTTATCCTGGAGTTATGAAACATTATCGTAGAAAAGGTTATTTCAATGAAGAAAGAGGAAGTAAAGAAATAGGTTGTGCTCCTGCTTTATTTGATTTCCTTACTACTCCTATCAGAAAACTTAGATATGAAAAAGAAATGTCTGATGGTCAAGTAGAAGTATTGGAAAGTCTTCAGGTACTTCTTAAAGGTTATGCTGAGTTTGCAATGAACTTACAAACTAATTGGCAGTTAATGCCAAAATGGCAAAGAGCAAGTATTGAACGTGCTGCTGGTGATGTAGTTGGTGCTCTTGGTGGCATTTGTACTGCTCTTGCTGTTCGTTGTATTTGGGACGATGATGATTTAAAAAATAGTCTTTGGGGTAATCTTATGCTTTATGAAGCTGATGAGTTAACTACTCAATCAATGATGTATAACATGTTGTTCTTACCACAACAGTTTGACCAATTATGGTCTAGTCCTATTGCAGGTGTAACTGCTGGTAAAGATATAATGGCTGCTTGTAATAATATCGCTGCTTATGTAATGGATGATGATTATGACCCTAATTATATTAGTGGTCGTTATGCAGGTCAAAACAAGATTATTGTTAAACTTGGTCGTCAAATTCCAATTTACAGAAGTCTTAATAACCTTGCTACTCTTGATAAAGCTAATAGTTATTATAAGACTGGTGATAATCTTCTTACTTTGATTAATGTAAAAGATTGGGCTAATGATATTAGAGGTACTAGTAGTCTAGAACGTTAAACATTAAATGGTTATAGCCGCCCCGTAAAATGTGGGTATGGTTCATAATCATTAAATAAGTTTAATCGTAGTAAATTAATTGCCTTCAACTGTTGAAGATATAAATATTATTTGTATCTTTGCAACGGTTGAAGGTTTTCTTTTATATCATATTCTAATATGTATGTGTTTAAGTTACTAGTTTAAATATATGCGGAAACTTTATTACTCTATGGTGTAATGGTAGCACAACAGATTTTGGTTCTGTTAGAGCAGGTTCGAGTCCTGCTAGAGTAACAAAAGATTTAGATAAAATAAAAAATGTTTTTGTCCGTGGTAATAGGATGTTTTTATGTGTATGTAATTAAACAATGACCAATATTGTAATCGGATGTCGAACTAGCGAGTTCATTTTATTCTCATTTGTTTAATGAAAAATTTAACGGGAAGTGAAGCAGTAAGTAATCGTGATGATTATTTACTGCTTTTTTTTGTGCTCAACAAAATGTGTTGAAACGTGTCGCATAATGGATAAAAAAAAAGAGTAACCTAACCTCACGGTCAAGCTACTCAAGTCAATGCTAAATTTTTAATCTGTGAACTACAGCCGCTGCTGTAATAAATAACAAACAACATTATAAACGAATTTAAATCATTATAGTATATAATATGATATTATGGCAAGTAACAAATTTAATATTTCAATTTCTTCTGTAAGCGGCTAATTAATTCAAGTAATATAATTAATCGAATTATATATGAAAGTCGCTTAGAAATCAATTAATATGTAATTGTGGGAGTTTCCCACTGGTCGGCATAGCTTAAACGCTCGTATGCCAGGAGTGGAAATAAGACTGACAAGTAATAAGGATTATTTGAAAAATTACACTTTAAATGACTTCTAAGCTACTTTAGTGTTACGGCTGAACAATTATTCAGGAGATTAGAATCACCCTCGTATAGAGGATTTCAAAATGTAGGATGTGCCATATAGCTCAACTTAATTAAAAGGAGCTTTAATTATATTACCATTTGCATCAAGATAAATAACACTGTCTGTAGAATAACCATCATTAGTGGTATCAACATCATTAATTTCATAGAATTCATCATTAATTCCACAACTATCTATACTTACAGGTTTATTATTAGAAACTTTATTGTAACTACAAGCATCAAGTCCTACAGCTATAATAGCAAGTATAAGTATGGCTATATTTTTATGTTTATTATAATTTGGATTCATAATAATTTTAAATTAAAAACTGCTAGTACTTTCACAAGCACTAGCAGTAACACCGTAAGAAAAATTTTCAACATTTATTTTAAATACAAATCTATATACCTCTGTATACAGTTCACATGAGTACTTCCAACAAATTTAAATGTTACTTCATCATCTTTAAGAAATATTGTAGTAGGATAATCATAAGCTTTATACTTATGAATAAGTCTTTTAGGAAGCTCTGCAAAATCTTTAATTTCAAGAGCTATTTCTTTAGATGATTTAGCAATAACTGTTTGAATGTTATTTATCACTATAGAACAACCAAGACAATTCTTAGTCGTTATTATCAGGATTTTTCTTTTCATTTATCTCAGCTACTTTTTCATAATAAGAACCATCAGGAGTAAAATGAACTCCTTCATTGTTAAGAATAGTCTCATAAGTCTTTGCAGTATTCTTCAAATCTCTGAGAAGCAAAGCAAGATTAGCAAAAGTTACTTTATTAACTTTATCACTACTCTTAGCATTTTCAATAAATTTAGTTACATTGTTAACTTCGATAGCAGTATGTGCGTGCTGCTTAATCATTTCTGATACCCACTTTTTCATATTGTTTACTATTTAAATTATTAATTATTTCTTTGCGGTAGAACCAAATCCACCATCACCTCTATCAGTTATGCCAAGGTCTTCAAGTGTATTTACTGTATTGAACATCATTTGTCTATGATGTGGAACTTTCATTTGACCAATAACATCACCAACTTTTGGAACTTCAGCATTTGGAACAAGTTTTCTAAATATTACAAAAATTTCTCCTCTATAATTCATTTGTTAACTATGAAGTTCTTTATCTTCATATTCACTAGTTTCATTAATATTGTATTATATCTAGTGTTCAGACTATATCTTCACTAACTTTGTTAGGCACGGCACTCGTGGCAACATTACTATCCTCAGCATTATCTGTTTGGATTCGGTTACTAGTCGTTGAACCTTCATTAATATTACTATTAACGCTTGGCTGCTGATTGTCATTACCATGATTTCCCAGCAATTCACCGTGTTTTACGACACCAATTATTTTACCTAATTCATCACGTATAATTTCTTTTTGTTTATTATGTAAATGAGTATGTTCACTTCTTGTTAAAGGAATCAAATTTTCTATTCTATTATCTGTAGAATCTTCATTTAAATGATGAACGTCAACATCTGGTTTAAGATAATGTTTTCCATCTATTTCTACAAAATATTTAGAATCAAATCTTTCATAATTTTGTTCAATAACAAGCCTATGTTCAGGATAATAAACTCCTATACTTCCTGTTGTTTTTCTACCAAAAGGATGAGAATCTAAATGAACTTTATAATATAGTCTTCCATTATTAACCATTTTACATCGTTCTGCACGATTACCATAATTAGGATTTTTATTTCCTGAATATAGTATACTTTGCAATTTAGCTCTACATTCTCTAGAACAAGTATGATGTTTTGTTCTTTTAATTCTACTAGGTGGCATATATAGTCTTTTTCCACAAACTTCACAAGTTATATTTGGTGTATGTATAACTCGCTTATCTGCTGCTTCACAAGCTTTTGAACAATACTTTCCAGCACCATACCAACTAGGTACTTGAAATTCTTTACCACAATACTTACAAACTCTTGTAACTGTCGTTGAAGCTTTCTTTTTCTTAGTAGGAAAACTAACAACTAAATTAACTTTTACTTTACTTAAATCTACCATAACTTACATTGTTTGATATTTAACTAACACTGCAAATATAATAGATTTCTACGATATATGATGAATTTGTGAATAAAATTTAAGAAACTTTAGCGTCGATTGTACTTGGGGTATTTTGATGTATTAGAAGAGTTTTTGTGAAACGACTATTAGGTACAATACTAATTTCGTCTCTATCTTCTAATGCTGTATGAATACCTGTTCCACATTTAATACGTCCATCTTTTTTAATTTCTACAGACGTACAAACGAGGTCACAACCTGCATCACTAGCAAACCCATTTTCATAATGAGCATACTCTGGAATTTGTGCTTTAACTTTAGGGTCAAGCCAAATTTTAACTGGAACAAAATCAATAGCTTGGCGAAGAGCTTCTTTAAGTTCTTTTTCTGCCATTAATCTGTTGTCAGGAGTTTCTTTAAAAGCATTTGCATAATTAATAAATGCATCTGCAATACGATTACTTAATTGACTCATAATTTAAATTTATTATTTTATTAATAACAAGTTATTATCTTTAGAAATGTCATCATAATCCACTTCATCTAGATTTACTTCTTCTCGTAAATCTACATCTTCTACATCGCTATAATCAGTATTTGGAAATCTATAAGGATATGCAGTTTTAATTTCAATAAGTATTGTAGTATCTTTATCGTTAACCTTTCTATCAAATTCATTACACTTTCTAGTAAACATACTAGCAGTAGTATAATTAAATTTCAAAGGATTAAATAAATACCAATATTTGCTTCTAATTAAAACTTTATTCTCTAATTGATTTTCTTTTACTACATTATTCCAATTTACCATTACTCCTGCTTTTACAAGAAGTTTTATAGCTTCTCTTATTTTACTAGGAGTAATATCTAAACCTTTTGCAACATCATTAGGAATAACTTCAGCACTAAATTGATTATACTTCCAATTATCCATTAAATAATTTGCAACATCTTCAGCTGTTTTGTTAGTATCTCTTCTAAGTTTACGATAAATATATTTATTATACTCATCTTTACCACAAAAAGCTTTAAATGTATTAGTATTAACTTTACCATTATGATTCATACTATTACTACTTTTAGTAACTTGTTTTACAATACCAGTTAAATCTATCATGTCATTTTTATAATTTATTTGAAGTAACTTTTTCGATCTAAATATACGCAAAACGTTCCAAAAATGGCGATTTTAATAATTTAAAAAGCCTAAAAAAGGGCATCTTTTCTCAAAAATGCCCTTTCAAGTTACTTTCATAAATTATAAATTATTGATAATCAAAGCGTTACAAGCGTCTTATATTATATATATAATATACTAACAAATGTTAAAACTCAATGATTACCTGACTGATATTCTCTAATATCAACAATGCAAAGATAAGCATTATTATCTATATCTCCAAGAGTTTTACTAGTTTTAATACTAGTTTAAGCATTCATACCTTTTACGGGGGGGCTAGAGTGGTTCTAACATGATAACATGTATCATTAAACCATCTAGTTGTTATACCCCCCCCGTAAAAGGTATGTATCAAATATTAATCAAATCTTTATCTAGTGCATTTATCCATTCTTTAGCATCTTCTTTATTATTAAATACTAAAGCTTCTGGAACATTAGGAACGCCTTTGTTTTCATCAATCATAATAGTGTAATTTACAACACTTTGATTATTATCAGCATAACTAGTAACTGCACTAATTGTACCAATAAAGAATGTACCACTAATAAAACTGAATGCTAGTACCTCATCACCAACTTTGTAATGAGGTACTTTAAATTGATTTTTTTTTCCATTAAAATTAACTTGCATAGGCTATTGCTTCATTAAGAGCTTTATTCATATTATTATTTGCTGAACCCCAAACAAGACTATTCATACGTTTCTCACCTTCAAGGTTTGCAACATTACAATAGAATCCTGTAATTGCATTATAAGCACCCCAGGCAGTACCACAAATATCTTTTTGACCAATACCATCAATATAATAATCCATCATATTATAAAGTTGATTAGACTTTCTTGTACTAATCTCTACAGCATCAATCAAATGATAATCACGACTAATGAGACGTTTATAACCATGATTAGGGTCAACTTCATTAAGTTTAGCTATTTCAGCAGGAGTAAGTTGAAGTTTACAAATGTATTCAGCAACTTGGTCATCAGTCATTTTAATAGTAGCAAGATGACGATAAAGCTCTTGAGCATCAATAGCATGAGAACAAGCAATCTTTAAAACTTGAGCACCAAGTTCAAGTTTCTCTTTTACAGATTTAGTATGACGAAGACGAATATGACAAGCAGCTTTATCAAGAGCGCCATTAAGCATATTAGTACAAATAACTCTAACAGGAGTAATCATAATATCTACAGATGAGTTACCTGCATGTCCATTACTGAACACAAGATAATTATCTATAACATCATCTTTACCTACAGAAGTTTGTACTGGAAGCTTAGCACTAACATATACTTTTTCACCCATATTAAGACAAGCAGCTTTATCCCAAATAGCTTTACCTTCTCCAATAGCATTATTAAAGAAATTGAAAGCGTCCATATTCTGAACTATTTCATACTTATCTTTAACAATACCCAATGGCATATTAATATCTGTTCGATAAGTTGCAAAAGCATTAGGACACTCACGATAAATACTACCATCGTGAACAAAACTATCTTCTCCTACTTCATTATTACTACCAATTCTAAAAGGCATTTTACTTACAAGTTCACACTTTTGAACAGTCCAATCAAGTTTAGCACTTTTCATTACTTCTTGGGCAGTTGCACAATCACTTACATCAGTACCAAGTACCCATGGAAGTCCACCACGATTAAATTTACTCATAACTCAGTGTTATTAAATTGTTAAATATTATATTTTAAAAATTACATAAAGTTACAGATTCTTCATCAGCTTGAATATCTTCTATATTCATTTCACTAGCTATTTCAGAAATCAACATAGTAACAGGTATATTACCATATTCATTTAAAGCATCATTTAGCTTTTCTATTACTTCACTAACCCTCATAGTTTTCGTCTCCTTCTTCTTTATAATCTGGATTCAAATCTTTAAGATTCCATGTATCACGTAGTACATTCTGAACAAGAACTTCTACACTAACTATATGTTTCTTTAGTTCTTTTCCATTATATTTAATATATGAAGCACTACTTGTAGCATCAGATAAATCTTCTGCTAGAATATTAATATTAAGAAAAGTATTAGCTTTTACTTTAATATCTGTTTTAATTAAATATACATTATACATATCATTTAATTTTATTCGTTATATCTTTGTTTATATGATTCTAGTTCTCTATAATAGTTATTGTTTACATCTTGAGTAGCATCAAGTATATTTTTGGCAGATTCTGTTTTATCTGCACTAGATTCAGCAGCTCTATATTTATTATATAGCTTTACAAAAGTGTCATAATATTTACCTAAATCTTCACAAGTTTTTATTAAAGCAAGATTGCTTTTATAAATATGTAAACTAAACTTAAATAGTAGTACTAGCATTGTTATCAACACTAGTACTACAATACTTAAAACTGATATAACCATTTATTTAATAGTTAAATTATCATTCTCAACAACTTTAGCAATATTAGAAGTACAACCTTCATCTGTAAGTTTAACTTTCATAGCTTTCTTATCAACAGAAGGTTTAAAACTCCAACCATCTTTAGATACATCACCCATCTTAGCAAGAAGATTATAACCATCACCTTGAAGAAGATTACTCATAGATACAGGAATAGTTACATTTATAATAACATCATCCATATCTTCAATATCAACTTCAGCATTAGTTATTTCTCCTTCTATTTGAGCGTTATGAAGTGCGGCATCAAGAATAGCGTTAGCATCAATACTATCAGCTTGATGGAGAGTATTAGTATAAATACCATTAACAATAGTAGTTTTAAGAACATCAACAAGATTCTCAATCTTCTTATCGTCAAGTTCTACAGTTGTATTCTTTCTTATACCAACTCTACCAGTACCCCAATCAATCCACTTCTTACCTTTCTTGTCTTCTGTACCATAATTTCTAATAGCAAATAAAACAAGATTAGTAAGACCTGTAATTGTATTATCTTTAGACTTCTTGAGTTTAGCAAGTCTATCAGTCTCAGACTTAATAGCAAGAAGGTCAGCTTTGAGCTTATTGATATAATTAGTAATACTTTTAACTTTATTAGTCATTTCTTGACCATTAAGCTCAAGCTTTTCCTTCATTTCTTCGGTTATTTCACCACCTGCTTCTTCAATTTCATCATAAAGAGCATACAATTCTCTATCAATATCAAAAATACTTTTTGTCATGTTATTTCTTATTATTTACATAAACATATTCTCTATCGAGAAATCTACTATCACTACTTATAAATGTAGAATTAATTTTTCCACATTCTGTACAACGAGAAACAATGTTGATACCGACAACAGTATCAGTATCAACATCTTTAACTTCAACTTCTTTAAGAACTTCATATTTATGAAGTCCAATAAAACACTTTGCCATATTACTTAATACTTAAATCTATATCTACTCTATGAGTAACTTTATCATCATCAATAGTAGAATAATTACGACCTACAGTAACACGAATTTCAACTTCAGGATTAGCTACTTCAAAATCACTAATCAACTTGAGAATATCATTCTCTAAAGTCTTTGCATTCTTCTTAACTTCATTAATTGTCTTTTCCATAATTTTATAAGTTTAAATGAGTTTCTAAATTATTTACTACACACAAAGGACATTCCTCAGTTAGCATATACTTAACTTCATCAGAATTATAACCATTACTAAGTAACCACATTTCTGCTATTGTATCAGCATCAGTATTATTAGTATCTAAATCAAAGTCAGTCATATCAGCAACTTCAATTTGTCCCATATTATAATTTAATATACTTATCCACATGTTACAGCATTAATTAAATCATTAACTTTATCAGCAAGTTCCTTAGCCATAGGATGAGGAGCTCCACTAACACCATTAGAACGCAAGTCAATATAATGCTCCCAATCATCAACAAAAGCAGTATGAACTACTTGTGTCTTAGTATTAAGAGGAAGAATTTCTCTAGCTTGTTGCGCAGTCCAACCAAGTTCAATACATTTACAATATACAAGATTTGCTATTTGAAGACCATAAAGAAACCAATCTATAGCTGTCCAACCTTCACAATAATGACCTTGAAGATAATTATCATTAAATATTTCTTCATCTCCATAAAATCCTGTATTATAACATTGTCCATCAGCATCAGAATCTGGAATCCAAGGAAGCTTAGCAACACTTATGTTATTACCAAATTTATTAGCATTATAACGACAATAACGAGTAGATTCTTCTACAATACTATTAACTCTATGACGATTAAGTTCACGACTAGCACCAATATCTGTTATAAAACAAATAGTAGTTCTTGGCATATAGTAAGGACAATTAGGAGTTGGATCTATAAACTCAAAAGTATCAATAGCATAACTTTCTATTACTACTCTAAGATTTGTAGTAACATAAAGATAACCATCATGATTATTAGTTCTACTATATTTATTATGTTTATATACGACTTCCCACATAACAGCAGCTCTAGGCATGAAAGTAGGAAATTTAAGATGAACTGTTGCATGTTCACAACAACTTAAATGAAGACTTGTTAAATCTACATCACCATAAGCGTTTGGAGCAAGTATTCGTTCATACGGATTCTTAGGATTAACTTTAGTGAGATTGAAGAAATCATGTCCCTTAAAGATAGTTCTAAGAAGAAAATCATAAGCATTTTCATCTTTATTTTTAGGAGTACTTTGATAGCAAACACGAGCACATCTAGCTATATGTTTAAAAATACTCTCTAAATCGTAACCTTCTTGTTTCCAAACTTCAACACTAGGATTTACAACTTTAATCATATTATTTACTTTTTACGTTTAACAAAATCTTTTCCAGCTTCATAATCTTCAGAAGTCATAGCAATTACATTTTCTTTATGTTCACTAGTAACAGGAATTTCTTTATTATCAGCAGATAAATTATATACATATCCATCTTTATCTTTACAAAGATTTTCAAAACCGTAATCAGCTATAATTTCATTAGTTACATCTTTCTTACTGGTTTCTTCGATAAGAATAAGTTTATCTGTTTTAACAAGAGTAGAAATATCAATGAAAGATTTCTCTACACCCCCCGTAAAAGGTATTGCAGGTTCATATCCTTCATTACTAGATTGCCAAGCTAACAACATATTACAATAATTACCTAAATCTTGAATAGTATCAAACATACTTTCATCTTCAACATTAGGATTACTGTAATCTTGAAAATCATCTTCAATAAGATGAACCAAACGATTAGCTTTATCATACATTCTAGCTAGACCATATCTATAGCCTAGTTTATCACAACCTTTATTGAAAGCATTACCATAATCAGCATTCTTCTTAGCCATAAGACTAAGCATTTTGTTTTGTTGGTCACGTAATGCAACAACTTCAGGAGTTACAAGATGTTTTGGAACTACTCCACTAAGAGCAGCTTTCCAATAATTTAAATCATTTTCTGTCATAATTATTATTTATTAAATTAAAACTTAAATATCTAATGTTCCTACAGCACTAATAGTTTTTCCACTAGGTAAACGAATCAAATGATTTTCCATACATTCATCAGTAGTTTTATCAAGAGGAAAACTAAGTCTATCTTGCAGATTATAATATCTAGCAAAATCTTTAATATCATCAAACCAAAGAGTATGACAACCTATTCTAAACATCCATTCTTTATAACCTAAATCTTTATAAGTATTTTCACAAGGATTTTCATAATGATTAATATCAGTAAATTTGCCAACATAACTAGCTCTTGAAACACAGAATGAACCAATTTTAAACTCGTTATATTTAAATTGAAATTCAGTTTTACCACTAATAATATAATCAACATATAATTGATTAAATATATTAATAGCAGTTTCAAGAGGAACTAAAGCACCTCTACTAGTTTCAACCCAATTAGGTTTATCTGGTCTAATTCTAAGTTGAGTATTAGGAAATATAGTATGATATAATACACTATCCATAGCTTTAATTCCTCTAGTATCAGGATTTGCATAATATCTAGTATAATGAATTTCTTTTTTTGTACCTCCTTTTCGCCATTCATCAATAGTTTGATTAGCTTTAGCTAAAGCTTCTTTATAATTCTTTTCGGTTTTAACTTTATATTCAGCTTCTCTTTTACGAAAAGATTCTTCCTCAGCTTTATCTTTAGCTTCTACTTCTGCAACATATTCATCAGACCATTTCTTATTAAGCTCTGCCCAATTAGTTCCTTTATGAAGACAAAACTTTGTATAGAACTTACATTTTCTAATATGTTCTTTTTGTTCATCAGTAAACAAAGCATCATTAAGAATAGTATTAATAGAAGGAAAGTCAACTTTGTAATTATTAATATAGAATACTTTATTTGATAGAGGTTTACATCTAGGAATAAACTTATGTTTATCTACAAGAGCTTTAATAGCTATAAAATATTTATTTCTATTATCTTCAATATAATTATTGTAAGGAATACGTTTACTTATAGAACTAAGTACTTTATATTCATTATAAAACGTTTCAAGATACTTTTTAATAAGATATTTTATATACATTTTAATAAGTATCTTCTTATTCTTCGGTTCAGTTATATCATAAATAGGAATATCTTCATCAGTTTTATAAATAGTATAATCTTGAGGAAGAGCACGCTTAATATTATAAACATATTCAGTTCCTTCTTTAATTACAGCTATTTTGCGTTTACGGTCAATGCGAGCCATACAAGCTCCTTTAAGACCACCGCACCAGCCTTCTTTATCCCAATTATCTCTAATATAATCAGGAGTAAGTTTAACTGCTAATGATATTCCTCTATGAAAGAAATAACCATAAGCAAAACAATAACAATGATAATTACTATCATAATATCCATATTCATCTCTGTGAATACCTTCATGGATACCTTCGCTTTTAGTAACAGCATGTCTAATTCTTTGTTTCTTAGGTTCAGCACCTACTTTACTTTTAGTCATAACTTTATTTTTTAAATGTTCTACAATAAGTACATTTATGTACTCGTTTATTAATTAACCAACCATATTCTTTAGCAATAGAATCAAGTTCATTAATATCTAATGAAAGAAATGGTTTGTCTTTTCCTTCTCTATGTAATAAAGTTCCGCATTTATCACATTTTAAAGTATATCCTATTCCATTTTGTATATAAGCCATTTTCTGTAATATTTTAAATTCTCGTATAACGCATTGAAATTTGGGTCGTGTATAATTGTTCCACAATTTAACAAAATGTCTCATAGCAAGCTAAAAAGTGACAAATTTTGAAACTTCGATACACATACCGGATTGGATACCCAGGGTACTTGAGATAAATGTAATATTTCAAATTCTCGTGTAAGGCGTTCAAATTCAATTTGTTACAGAGATATAAGCAGACATGAGAAAGCCGCTCACGTAGCAAGGAAAGTAGGTTTAAACGTACATACTTTTTACGGGGCGGCTTTCATGCTAAATGATTATATGTTTAGTTGATATACTTCACCATCAACTTGATTATCTACAAGTTTAATTTCAACATTAGTATCTTCAACTATAGAATTAAGAATAGAATCTTCAATAACTTCTTTAGGAATAGAAAATTTCGACCTACTATAATTATCTCTTTCAGCTCTATAAAACTTGCCATCAGTATTACTCATACTAATAGCTAGAAAATAATCATTTCGTTTAATAGTTCCATTCCATCGTTTAAGAAACTTATAAAACATTCTAAACTTTATTTCTCTACTATATAATCTTCTAAACTTTGGTGAATACCAAGTTTTATGTTTATCTAATTCTTCTTTTACATTATCATAAGCGTTTAAATTCATTATTGTATCTACTTTTGAATATCAACTAACTTGCAATGGAATGGTACGTCTTTCTTTCCTGACCGCTCTCTGTACTCACAAGTTGCAAATTTACCAATAAAATCTTCTTTATGTTTAAGAATATATTCTTGTCTTGAATGGTCAAAATTACCAGTAGCTTCAAACAATTCATCATTAATGTCATTTTGTAGAACAAACTTACAAAGATTAGTTCTAACTCCTTCAGGAACAACATCAACAATTTTAAACTTTGCATCATCAACTCGTTTATATTTAAGCATAGCTAAATTACGAGCACCAAATTGATAAGCAGAATTAACATCACGAATAATAAGACCTTCAAAGCCAAGACTTATAAACTTATCTCTAAATCTTGTAGCATCATCAATATCACTAATAACTACATCTGGTAATAATATAAGTTTACTCTTATTATTAAGATGTTGGTCATAAGTATCAAATGTATAACATATTCTATTTATATTCTCAGTTCTAAACTTACGTCTAGCATCATAAGACATATTATCAATAGCTATATCATAACACCAATACTGAAGTTGAAAATGCTGAGGAAGCTTTTCATTCTTAACAAAACTATTAATATCGTTTACTTTATAACCAGGAAGATAAAGCTCACCATCAAGACAAGCTCCTTCTTCAAGCATAGCATCAAGTAAATCATCTTCTAGTTCTGGTTTTATTACTTCATCCATCCAAGAAAGTTTAGGAGTCCAATCAGTTCCTTCTCTAGAACTATAAGTAAGTCTAATAGGATTAAATAAATCATTGGTTTTAACAGCTCCAATAATACATCTAACTCCATTAATTTTATACTGACCTAAATAACTACGTTTATCAAAAGGTTTATTATCTTTAAGTACTTTTGCAAGCATTGGAAGAGTAAACCCATCACCAGTAGTATTATTCTTCGGAAGATAAGTATAAAGATAATTGATTAAAGTTATATCATCTTTAATTTCAACAGGACCACTATCTTTAAGTTCAGAAAGTTCTTTATAACCTTCTTTACGTTTAGCTTTAATACGAGACTCTATTTCATTAGCTTTAACTAACTTACCGTTAATAATTTCTTCATGAATGTGTCCACAAACAACTCCATAAGAAACTTTATATCCGTCATTAGCTTTTTCTATTTGCCATAGAATAGGGTCTCCTTTAGCGTTTCTTTTATATAGTATCATAAGTTAATTTTTAATTTACTAATAAGTTTAGCTCTAGCTTGAGCATTTAATTGAGCAGCAGATGGAGCTTTTTCTTTCTTAGGTTTTTCAAAACCTTCGATAGTTCCTTCTTTAGCTTTCTTTCTAGTAGTACGAGTAGTCTTCTTTAAACCTTTCTTCTTATCATATACGATAGGAGGATTATCTTCTTCATATTTAAGATTACGTTTATGTAAAGCTACAAGTTTAGAGACATACTCATCTTTCTTATTTTCATCAATCCAACCTTGTTGAAGAGCATAATCAATTCCAATAAGAGTTCGAGTAGCTTCATATTTATAAGGAGTACCTATAGTTTGCATCATTCTCATATCATCTTTAATACGAGAACAATCAAGACGAACACAAGCTTTAGCAACAAATTCATCAGCACCGCAAGTACTAACATCTTTAATAGCCATAGCTTTAACTTGTTCATCTACTGCCATTGTATATTTCTTTGGGAAGTTAATCATGAGCGTCTAGCAATAAGTTTAAATATTACAACTCTTTTTGGTTTACCAAGTCTTCCGTGCGCATATTGAGCCATAGCTCCAATATTATCAGTTTCATAAGTTTGATAATATTTTGTTTTTGTCTTACAAGTATGAGTATCATAATCATAGTGTAAAGGAATATGAACCCTATCCCTATAAGGTATTAAAGAATCTATATTTTCATAGTCATCAGTACCTTTATGAAAGTCAACTTCACCATAAGCAAAAACATTATCAGAACTCAAATTAAAAGATAAATCACCTCTATGTATGATAAAAGCTTTGCCATCATCAAGCAAAGCTTCTTCTTTTTCTGTAATTGGAGACATAAGAATACGAACTTGTTCAGTTGGTCTTCCTTCTTTATTAGTCGTATTAGTATGGTAAATTACAGTCTGATAATCTTTTGAAATAGGCATCGGAATTACCTTTAGTTTTTCTGTATCGTAACTCGACATATCTAAGAGTATCTTTTATAAAATTATCTATTTCATCGTTACTATATTTATAATGCAAATCTGCAAAATCCTTACATTCATAATTGTCAAGACCAAACTCACCACGAGTAATGAACAAATAAGGAATATTATAAGTACTTAAAAGATAATCAGCACCATCACGACCAGTTCTATCAAAATCTAATAAACTAACAATTAGTCCATTATCAGCTAAACGATTCTTTAACCAATCATATTCGTTATCTTTTAATCTATAATTTTCACTAGGAAGATTAACTACACCTATTGTTAAAGCTTTTCTATCCCCCCCGTAAAAGGTATGATTAACTAAATGATTACCTAGACTTAATCTATCTTTACTTGATTTAGTAATTATAATATAATCATAATTATCTAATTCAAGATTAGGAAGACCTTCAAGTACATTACAATTAGTTATAAATTTCCTTTCTTTTGTTCTATCTCTCAGTGGGAAATAAAGTTTTATAAGATATATTCCTTGTCTATTTCTACCCAGCATATAAGCATAACATGGGTCTTTAGTAGTATATCCATATCTAGGAGTAGGATTGCTACTTCTATCTATATAATACTGTTCAACAGGAATAACAAAATGAGTATTAAGATAAGCAAGATTTACACCAAGTTTATTCCAATAAGCTTTATCTCTACTATTCCAACTACGTGGAACAATTTCAATAATAGCTTTTCTGGATTTACTTTTAATAAGAGCATTTCTAATAGATTCATCTATCTCATAATGATTAACTCGATTATCTATATCATCACTAAACACACTATAAATATGTTTAAGAATAAAATAGAAATCTTGTTTATTATCAGTACTAATAGGTCTTTCATAAACAATACTAAGAACGTAAGCTACTACATCATATACATCACCAAAGAAGCAGCCATTAAAATCTCGAACTTTAAGTCTTCCTTTCATATTGTATGCAATACCCATACTACTATCAGTATCATCATCTCTAAATACAGACTTAATAAGATGATTATGTTTAACACAATCATCTACAACATTGATAGGAATATCTAGATATTTTGCGACAATATCTTCTTGACTTATTCGAGACTCTATAAAAGCCTTTGTAAGTTTAGTAGTATTAATTGTACGTTTCATATTGTATAAATAAAAAAGGGATAGCGACACGAAGTATCGCATCACTATCCCTAGAACATTAAATCCATTAGAAGAATAATAACAATTTGCTTAGAATGGCATGTCAGTTTGACTAGTTGGGTCAAAACTACCAACACCAGCCATCATGTCGTTACCAGATGTAGGAGGAACAATAGCAGCACCACCAGGCATACCAGGAATACCAGGAGCACCAATAGTTGGAGCTTTAGGTTCAGTATCCTTTGGAGTAATTGATTCCTTAACTTTATCTACAGTTAAAATAACTGGAGGAAGAATCTGATTATCTTTCATCTTAACAATCTCGACAAAACCATTGCCAACAAATGAAGGGAAAGACAAATCTTTACTCTTGTCAACATCTACCCAAGAACCTTTACGATTACGAATTGCACGGAGAAGTTTAATCCAACAATTAATGAACTTACCATTAGCGTCCTTAAAGCAAGGCTTAGCAACTGCACCATCAGCAAGATTAAACTGACCATTAAGCATAGCAGCAGCGTTGTCAAACATCTTACGATAACCATCGAGAACTGCCTGAGCATCTACTGCTTCATACTCAACATTACCATTCTCATCTTCTGTGAAATCAACAAAATCAAGAGTAAGTGCATCTTCCTCTTCAATAGTCATTTCACGACCCTTGAAATAGAACACATCAAGAATATGCTTAATAGTATTAAGTACATTATCTACTTGCCATGCTTTATCTCCATTAGGAATAGTATCAACATTACTCTCAATAGGGAATAATGTCTTAACTGCATAACGACGTTCCTTTGCATCAGTATGATTACTTGCGAATGTAAATACCAAACGAGGCATCTTCAAACCAGCAAAAGAATTACCATCTGCACTCTGAGACCATTCAACAGATACAGAATCAAGATGTGCCATAAATAAACCATTCTGAGCAGCATCTTTCTCATGGAACTTCAAACGGCTTACTGCCTGAGTGTTGTTATTAATACCTCTACGATTTACTTTCTTTGCAGCACACTGCGCATTAGCTGCTGCACTATTAACCTTTTCTGTCATAACTTAATTAAGTTTTAAAACGTTTATAAAATTGACTAAAAAAGGGAGAAGATTATTATTCTTCTCCCTCATAAATAAGATTTTTATTTAATGAATGAAATTACTCTGCACTTGCTTCTGTATCCTCAGCGTCATCTTTCTTACCGGTACGAGAAGGAACTTCATCCTTATACTCACCAAGAGCATAGAATGTAATCTCTACATCGTCCTTACCATTATTGTACTTAGAAATAATAGGGTTCTTGATGTCTACATCAAATGAACGCTTCATAGAAGTCTTATCCTCAAGGTCTGACTTCAACTGCTCCCAGTTGTTAGTATCAGAGAAAGAAAGCTTCAAACCAGTACCAGTTGCAGTACCACTTGCAGCAAGCTTACAACCACTTACAGACTGCATCTGTGGAGAAGGCATATCATCTACCTTGAAAGCAGCCTTAATTTCCTCATCGGTAGCAGTCTCAGCAAGTTCATAAGCAGCAATCAACTTATCACGATTATTCTTGATAACCTCATCTACATGCTCATCGAAGTACTTCTTCTTCTCTTCCTTTGTAAGACGAACATTAACCATAATAGGCTCACCTGTCTTCTTAAACATTGGAACACCCTTAGCAATATACCAAGTTGTAATAGCTGCTACACAAGCAGAAGTACCCTCTGGAGTATCAAGGTCAAAACCATTGTTTTGAGCAAACTCAACGATTGCATCAACACGATTAATTACAGCTTTCTCTACATCTGCTGCATCGTTAGCAAACATAATATTGTCACCAGGCATAAGACCAAGAGCCTTAGAAACTGCTCCTGAAACATAGAAAGAACCCTTTGTACTAGAAGCAACCAAAACTGGCTCTGTGATAACTGAGCTAACCTTAACACCACTTGCAACTACATTAATACCGAATGATAAACCGTTAATCTTCATAACTTTAAATATTTAAATTGTTAATAATAAATTATAGTATAATACTATTTAATAAACTCTATTTTAAATCCTTATTCTGTAGGAGTAACATCTTCTGTTAAATCTTCTACGTTTACAAAGTTGTCAACATTAGGATTTGTATTGTTAACTACTTCGGATAATTCATCATCAGACATACAACCCATTAAAATATCGCCAGCTATTTCTCTAGCTCCATAGAAAAAGGCTCTATGTCCAATCATTATTCTAGTGTACTTTTTAAAAGTATCTTTAGTAAACAAGTCAGCTTGTGCAGCTTCAACATAAGAGAAATGACCAGTTGCATGAGTTTCAATTACTTTGCCATATATTTTCTTATATCTTGTAAACTTGTACTCAGTCACAAAATCAATAGGTTTAGCTTCTGTTCTAACTACAGGATATTGTCCTTCTTGTGCAACTTTAGCTGCATGAACCATGTTAATACACTTAACACATTTACTAGATATTTGAAATTCATCATAAATATTACCTTTCAAATCTCTATAATATCTAAGCGGATAAACACCAATAACATCATCAGTAGTTTTACTTTCAGCTTCTTTCTGATTTCGACATTTAACACAATAATCTGGGAGAAGTGTTTCATCGTAAACACTATTACCATCAGTATATTTATACTGAGGTACATAATCTTTTGTTATTTCCCAGACTATACCTGCCCTTGATAACAGTGCTTTAGCGATGTGAACGTCAAGACCAGTTTTTCCATTAATAACATGAATATGTTCTATACAAGTACTAAATGGTAAGCGTAAGTCTTGTGCTCGCATTAGAATTGCAAGACCTTCATTTACACTTTTAACTCCACCTTTATCAGTAGCAATAATCTTCTTTAGAAATACTTCTGCATTTGCAAGTTGTTTCTCATCTAGAAGATTTAGAACTCTGATACCTGTATTAACATCATCATGTCTAACAGATAAACCATGACTTTCTTCGGTTTTTGTTTCAACTTCATTCATTATTTCAAAGAGCAATTATATTTGTTTCTTATTTACGCTGCAAAGATAAGCATAATTTTTCAATCTACAATACAATAATCATAATTATTATCACTTTTAACTTCAATTTCGGTTTTATTAAGAATTAGATGATTTGCGCCATTAACACGCTCATCTAGTTTTTTCTCCTCTAAAGAGCCTTTATAATATAAGGTGTATAATTGTACCTCCTTTGCGAATTGAACCTTTGAGAGCCTATATAAGTAGGTCTCTATGGTATCACACAACGGCGACGTAATTACAATAACGTCTACATTTACGGCTAAATCCTTATCGGGAGAAGAATTTGTAGACAAAACGTGAATAGCACCTTTGTTCATCAACTTTTGAGCTAAATTTTTCTGAGATTTTACACCAAGCATTTTTGGTTTTCCCTTATTAACTCCACTCTTAATTAGAACTTCATTTCCATTATCATCAATAGCAGGAATATTTTCTACTTTATCGTGATAATTATAACAAGTATTATAATGAGTATTATCATTAATATATTTAGTTACTTCATTTGCAAAGTCACCATGTTTATTAATAATAAGAATATTCTTATCTGCATTGTCTTCAACAATCTTTAAAATATAACTAAGTTTCTCATCAGAAGAAGCAAGAGCAAGACTTCTACTTCTAATAATTTCGTATATTCCACTAGCACGTTCTTTAAGGGCATTTGGAGAATAAAGTTCGTCTATTTCAATATTAAATTGAATAGTCATATCAAGATTCTCATTCCAACCATTTTGACGAGCTATGTTATAACATACAGCCATACTAGAACTATTAGTATTACTATTACCTAGACGAGCCATCTTAATTGTTTCAAAGTCACCAAAGATAGCTATAGCAGTAGATATTTCTTTATTATAATAGTCAAGTTTCTTTTTAAGATTACTATCTTCATCTATAACTAAAGGAACTAATACTTCTTTTACGGGGCGGCTAGAACGGATTTCATCTACACTAGCTTGATTATAATAACCAACTCTAGGAATTAGATTATTAATTTGTTCTAACTTACCAGTAAGTAGAGTTGATGATAATACCAACTTAAACTTTGCTTTGTTTAGCAGACCTACATAACAATAAAGACATTCTTTAGGATTATAAATAACCACTAAAGTAGGATTTAGATGACTAAATATATCTGTAGCTTCACTAACAGTTAAAATTTTAATCAATCCTCTAGTAATAAAATTACTATAAACATTAGAATGAACAGGTTCGCTCTTATGTAATAGATAATCTTTAACTTTGTCTTTATCTACAAAGTCTGCAACTACAATATCAGTCTCTATTGTAGGACTTTTATTATACATTGCAGGAAGTATCATCAATAAAGGTCTAAGAACATCTAAAGGAGCAGGAATTATAAAAGTTCCAATTCCTTTATTCATTCTCCATTGATAAACACTTTTTTCATGCAATTCTTCTTCTGTCATTGTTCTTCTTCATTATCAAATAAATCATTATATAATCCAAAATTCTTCTTTAACAAAGATTTTCCACTTAGAGTTTTATTCTTTGAATTACCTTTCTGATTAGGACTTATTCCGAGCTTAATAGGATTAATAATCTTATAAGCTTCTTCATAATAATAAGCATAATCTATATTACGCTCACTAATATCTTTATCATCAAGTAAATTAAGAATTTGTACTGGTTTTCCACTAGCTAAAACACTACGAGCACCAGTAGTTACGTGTTCTTTCATAATCACAACTCCTTTAGTAGAAACATAAAATCTAACATGACGTTGACTATGTATATCTACTACTTTTCCGTCAACTACTTTTTGATAAACAACTTCAAATTGTCTACCTACATTTTGAGTTTTACAGAAATCAAGAATATCTTTATGATTACGAAGCGTTTCCATTACAGATTTACCATGAGCAAAATACTCAAATACAGCAGTAGCTACAACTGGCATATCATAACCCTTTTTAAGGTCTTTAATATACTGTTTTGGGTCTAGTGCTCCTTTATACTCAATTTTATCGTTACTTTGAATATCAAAATAGTTATTCACATTTAAGCTAACAAGCATCTTGTAATGTTCATCATCAGCAGACATCTTATTAGTTTCATTCCATTCTTTACAAATTTGATTATAAACATCAACTTTGTCATAAGGAAGTTTTATAACGATACCATCAGTATTTGCACTAACTACATGTATTCCTGCTAATTCAAGAGATTCACAAAGAGTCATTGTCATTAACTGACCATTAATTGTAACTCTCATTTGTGCAAGTCTATCATAAAGCCAGAAATTTTCATAGCCATACTTTCCGTAAATAGCATTGATTACAATCTTCAATGCTTCTGCTGCAAGTTTATTATGAACTCCTGGTACTACAAAACCATCTTTATCGTCTGTATGTTTACATTTAACACGAGTTTGTTTAAAGTAATCTACCATTTTTGCAAATACCTTACGATTAAGATGTGCAGGTACTACTTCATAACTAATCATTATACTTGGATAGTATGATGTATACAAATTTGTTAATCTACATATTTCTATGTAGTTCAGACTATATCTTCATTATATAAAATAATGCAAGGTGCTTCGATTTAATTATTAACTAAACCTACGTCTTACGACTAGTCGTTGAACCTTCTTCCTTATTAGGAAGCTCGGCTGCGGATTGTCCAATATTATCTTCTTTTACTATACTCTCAGTCTTTCTCTGAGACCAACATCTACATTACTGCGATGATTAGTGAGATAATCTCTAAGGAGTTCCCCGTCAATTCACCTTGTTTAATCACGACTTACATCAATCGTGATGAACGTAAACATATTTATCAGTACTTTTAAGTATTACAGGCTTGTCTTGAGTATGAATACCACCAGTTGCTAGAGTATACGTTGTGCCATAAAATTCTATTTCACGTACAAAACTATCTTTATTAGTTCTATATATAACAACTTTCTTCATTTCTTCAAGTAAATCTTGAAGTTGTTTAGTCTTAAACTTAATATGAGGAAATATTATTTTATTAAAACTAAGAGCAGTTCTTTGTGTACGAAGATTTTTAAAAGCATCTTCATGCAAACCACTACGTTCAGCATAAAACTTATTTAATAGTTTATCTGCAATATTACTTCTAGCACTACATAAGAAGTTTATTCTATAAGCGTGACCAAGACTATATCTAAGTATAACTTCATCAGGCTTTTGTCTTACCATTTCACAACAAAGAAATACATCATTCTTATTATAATGTAACATAGGTTCAACATACTTAGGAAGAAGATACCTATTAAAATCAGCAGTAATCAAATGATTTAATTGTTCATTAGTCATACCTCTATAAGCATCTCTTTTTCTATATATATCACCTTCTTCATCATCAATAGGAGGAAGTTTAAAATCAAGAAGATTATACCATTTAAGATTAATACTAACTTGTTTTAAACTTTTACCATACTTCTTACGTTCACCAGTGTCTTTATCTATATTCACTCCAGCAGAATTAAGAGCAAATATCTTAAACAAATCTACAGTTACATAATGAACTCTATACTTACGAATAAGATTTAATAGTTTATCTTGCCATAACGCATCTTTATCATCTTGTAATGACATAATTTTATCATTCACTTCTTTAAGAAATAAACAAAGTTGTTTTGTATTATCAAAACGATTCCAATACATTAGAAATGCTTTAATCAACATATCATCATATCCTTGATTGTTATAACCATATAAATCATATCTGTCAACAGAACCATCTTCATGTTCTACAGGTCTCATTTTTTCAAAGAAATCTATAATACTCAACATTTGAGAATCATCTGTATCACTAACATAAAATATCCAGCTTTTAACTTTATCAAGTCTAGATGTTATTTCTTCAACTGTTAAACTATCAGTAAGAGCACCTTTACAATCTGCAAATTTATTAAGATAATCTTTTAAATCTACAAAAGTAAATGAAATCATATTCTCAAAGACTTCCAAGTCCACACATAAACTATGTATCATTTAATATTAACTATTTCCATTCCATTATAATTATTATCTTTATTAGCACTAATCCATTTAATTAGACGATTACAAAATTCTTTGTATTTACTATCATCTATGAATTTAATAAAAGGAGAGTAATTTGTACTATAAACAAAAGGAGCAATATGATATAGTTTATCTTTACTTTTAGTAATATCAAAACCAAAATCAGTAGCAGCTCTACCGAGAACCATTATCTTTTTAATATTATTGATTCTTATATCAGCAAATGTATGTAGCATACATCTACGAACTATACTTTCGTTTATAGGACATTTATCGTCAAGCTTACAACGAATAAGTGGAACAATAAAGGGGACTAGTTGCTCTAGCCCCCCCGTAAAAGGTGTAATAACATCGTTTATTATCTCCACATACTTACTAAAAGTCATTCCTCTATTCTTATAAGCATTGTAATCAACATTTGGTACAACAATAATCATACCAGACATTGGATTACCAACACCACTAAGACATTTACACTTAGTATTAAACATACCTAAAGGACAACCTTCACATACTTTAGGAATCATAATTAATTAGTATCTAAAATTAATCACTTTTTCATAATTAATTAATTAATCTTTACTAGGTTCAACATAATTTTCTACTTTCTCATAATGCTCAATATCATAATTATCATATATAGAAGCTATAAACATGAAATTATTATCACGGTTACCCCAAGTTTTATCTAGTTTACGTTTGTAACCATAAACAATAACTGTACCATCAACGCTAGCTTTAAATTTAGCAACTTTATAATACTGACGTTTAACACCCAAAGCAGTATTAGATTCAGTTACATAAACATCGCCAACTTTAATAGGACAATTAGCAAGAATATCAGCAATTGCTTCGTCGTTAAGAGCATTCATACGATTCTGATAATCTTTCTTTATTTCATCTTCTTTACTAATGTAATATTGTACACGTTCTTTAAAAGAAGGACTATTACTTGTATTACACATTTTATTTAATATTTTAAATTCTAATTTACATACCTTTTACGGGGCGGCTTTATGATTAATCATGCCACAACCATAAAGGGCTTAAATCTCAAATAAATACGCATTATGCGAATTTCGCTAGCGTATACGTAGAGTAATTGACCATTCTGTCAGGTCGAAATCAAAAGGTGTGTTAACATTCTCAGGTATTATAGTTATAAGTTTATGAACTTCATTATCAGCTTTAATAACTGCTTTAGCACCAACTACAACACCATAAAGTTTATTAATTCCACCTTTATTCTCAAGCTTTACAGAATCATTAACTTCAAAGTTAGAATTTCTAAGAACTACATCGGCTATTACATTTTCGTAATATTTAATTTGTTCTTTACAATCTTCTATTCCTTTAAGAAATTTTCTATAATCTAAAGGATTTAAATTAACTTCATCCATATCTTAAAATTACTTTTTCTTTAGCTCTACTGACTGCAACATAAAGTCGTCGATTAATATCTTTTGCATTATTGTAAGGATGACCGTTTTTATCGTATACAATATCATTAATATCAACCATACTAACATTATATGTTGACCCTTGTGATTTGTGGCTCGTTAACGAGAAACCATAATCTAAATTACGATAATGAAGTACTGTTCCATCAGCTTTTGCCATATTGATTAGTATCAAACAACTTTCACGAAATTCAAAGTACTTCTTCCATTTAGCAGCACGTTGTTGTTTAGGTGCATTTTTAGCTTGTTCTATTAAGTCATTACATAGCTGACAATATTTCTTAATAGAATATCTATCTCTATGGTCTAGAACAAACAAAGGAGAAGTAACTTGTCCACCATGAACAGCTTGAAACTTAACCATAAAACCCTTAATATCGTACTTAGGATGAGTATAATTAGCAATATCTCTTACAATATAATCTTCACTATTTCTTATAATAGTCTCTTTAAATTCATTTACAAGAGTTATATAAGAAGTAATTAAATCATTTTTTGTAATAACAGATTTTTCACTATCTTTAATTATAGCTTCTCTAATAAACTTATTCCAAGCAGAAACAGCTATATTAGTATAAGCTATAACTTTGACATAATCTGTATTTTTAGTTATTGCTTCATCACTGAACTGAAGTTCAACTTGATGTTGAAATTCAGCACTATTACAAACCATAAAACCTTTAGTCATTGTAGAATCAAATTCACTTTTATGTGTACTTATATAATTAAGAAACGTAAAAGTATTATGTTCTACATCGTTTCTAAGCATGCTACAAATTTTTCTTATAGGATTATCTTCATCTTGTCTTACAATTTGAGTTAATCTATAAGTTGTAACATTCTTAAAAGCAGAAGGTTCAAGTTCATTTACAGGAGGCACTTGGTCTACGTCACCAAGTAGTAGAAGTTTACAACAATTATTAACCAATGCTTTACACATATAATTAAATAAAGCTTTATTTATCATAGAAGCTTCATCAACTACATAAAGATTATAATCTTCAACTTTTATTCTACCTTGACGACTGAATTGAATATCTCGTTCGTTGAATTTGTCAATATTATAATCAGGTCTCATTCCATAGTCTGATTGAATAGTATTAACATTAACTGGTAATCCTGCAAGAGAATCACGTATTACTCTACAAGCTTTATGACTTGGAGCACTTACACCAATTTGTGAAAAACTAATATTACAATTCTTTAAAATAGTTTTTAAAAGGAATGTTTTTCCAACACCACCTGCACCAACTAGAGCACGCTTAAAATCATTACGATTAAAAGGCTTATTGATAAATTCAATAAGCCCTTGATAAGCTTTTTGCTGGTCTTTTGTAAGACCAGCAATTTCAGTTCTATTTTTATCAGTCCTATTCAAAGGACCTCCAACTAATGTATCTTCATTGTGCATTTATTCATCCTCATTATCTTGTTTTAAATTATAATATAAATTATGTGATTTCAAAGAACGAAAATCAGCATATAATACTCCTACACGTCGAACAATTCTAACAATTATAGTCCAGTTCCTACAAAATGGAACATATTGTTCTTTATTTAGTTTCTTAAATAATCTATCAGTTTCGTTTCTTATCAAACATGTATATTTACCATTATCTTGACCACATATAGTAAACACTCTATCAGCTTCATGTAAATCAAATGATTCAGGAGTAAACTCTAAAGTTATATCATTAGTTCCTATATCAGTTATATCTACACCACTTTTAAGTTTATGTTTATATACATAATTAGGAATAACAACATAAAACTTTCCGTTATCATACCGACATTTAGTCTCTATACGTTTAGTCAAGACTTTATCTTGTTTAAGAGCAGGTGCTCTAGTCTTATGTTTAACCTTAATCTTAAAATTAAGGTTAACCTTTAATTTACTAAAATCTGTAACCATTACTTTTTCTTATTAGAAAGTTTATGTTCCTTCTTAATTTTCTTAGCTTCTCTTGCGCTAACAGCAGCATCTTCAAATTTAAGATTAGAAGCTTTAACAGTTCTACTGTGATTAAGAATATAACCACAATAATGAACTAGAAAATCAATTCTACCCCACATGTGAATACCAATTACAACATTTGTTGGAACAATGATATGATTACCATTAATTTCAGCAATACGTGATACACACTTTAAATCCTTTCTTTCATCATGTTTCTTTGCCATTTTACAAAAAGTTTAATTAATAAATAAATCATCTACTTGAACACTACATTCAATGGAAGTTCTGCTTGGTTTCGTACCATAAGCCGTATTACTACACTTAGCAGAACTTAAAATATTAGCCAATATATCCGCCCCGTAAAAGATATGACATTATGTAATTATCTTCATTACTTAACTTATCACACTTATCTAGAGCTTCATTTATAGCATTATGTCTAACACCAATTATAGCAGTTATTACTTTAATCATATCAGATTGAGTTAATCTCATAAGATAATAAATAACTTTAAAACCTCTACGAGTGTTAAGAGGAAAATTATATGGTAATATTATTGGTTTTTTATTCATACAACACCTCCTTCTATTTTAACATTATTATTATGAAGACTACTATGACGTAAATGACGTTGAATGGCAGTTTTAATACCAAGTCTTATAGTCATTTCATTATACTTATCATCTTCATCATCAACTTTAACAGTTATATTATATTTATACAAACTCATGATTTAAATATATTATCTAAAATGTCTCTAAAATTAGGATTATCTATTACATACTGTACGTCAGCTTTATTTTTAAATACTGGACTACCATAATACGTATAAACAGAAGTATCAAGTTTACAAACTGAATAATGTGGTTTTTCTACAAATTTATAATAAGCAATAGAATAACCTACAACTTCTTCAGTAACATTATATTCCCAACCACCATTAAAATAGCTAGCAATATCCATAAGATTAGCTAAAGCAATTAACTTTTCTCTAATAGTACATGATTTATCATCTGTAGAATCTTTAATTTCACTAAGATAAGTATGATAATTAGTTGCTTTAGCCATATTATATATCTGTTCAAGAGTTAACCATTTATTCTTAAATCTTATAATACCTTTATCTAAATCACTATGTTCTTTATCAATCACATAACTATTAGGCAAAACAAGTTCTATAGGTCTTAATTGAGTAGGATTATTATATACCCATAAAGGTGAAATCTTATAATATTCGTATTTAGAATTATCTTTAGAATCATCTTTAGAATAATCTTTAGAAATTTCTACAAATACTACAGCCTTTTTATCAAGTCTTCTAAGACTTGAACATTCACCAAATATATTAATTCTTTTATCTCTAGATAAAGCATCATCATTTCTATCACTAGCAGATATATCACTACTAGAACAAATAGTAGCAAGAGAACAATCATAACAATAGTTACTTTCTCTTACTTCATATAATTTGTTCATATACTCAATCTTAGTATCAATATCAAATGCTTTACCTATTTTACTGTTACTTTTATTCGATGTCATAATTAATTCTTATTTTAAATGGTTTATTAATACCGTCATAAGAAACAACTGTATGATATATTATATCATGTTTCTTATGCTTAAATTTATTATATAGAATTTCAGCTACAGCACTTATAGTAAAATAATCAATAGCATTAGTATTAAAACTAGCTTTAATTTCATTACGTAGAAGTATTATAGCTTCAGTGTCTTTATTCCTAAGTTGAGTTTGAGTTACAATTATCATTTTATTTAATATTTTATTTTGCGATATAAAGCCCTCAAATTAATTTGCCGATAAATTTATCAGCTAAATTAATTGAGAGCTGTAAAACCTAGGAAAATACGCAAAAATCGAATTTACTCATAAATACCGGACTGCTCAAGCATGATTGCCTGGTCAGCCTGCATATCAGAGTAAATATCATCAAGTACATCATCACTAAGAGTAATAGTACTTGGAGCATCAGGAACTTTAGTTCTATTTTTATTCATAATTAACTTGCTTTTTCAAGATGAACACTAGCACAATCAAATTGTACTTTAGTACCCAATTTACCTTTAAGACAAAGGTCTTTTACAGCACATTGAGTACACTTAACACCATTATCTATAACATTATATATGTCACCGGCAATTACAATACCAGTTATAGTATTTTCATTCATAATCATAAGTATTAAATATTAAAAAACCACTACTACTTTCACAAGCAATAGTGGTTTGAATATGTCTAATTTTAAACACATGGAAAATAATTTATACATTTATAAGTTCTTCTTTTAGTGAAATATCTACTACATAACCATAGCAATATTATATAAAGAACAGAATAATATTACTTAAAATAAGAGCAACAATAGTAGTAAATAATATACGTGCTTCTTTATTGCGTACTCTAATAGTTTTCTCAAGAGAATCAATTCTACCATAAAGAGCTTTATTGTGCTCTTCAAGAGTAGCGATATGCTTATCTTTATTATCTATTGTTGCATTAAGAGCAGCAATAGTTTTTTCTTGATTACTTTGAATCTCCTCACTCTTATCAAGAGAATCTTTAAGAATTTCAATTCTCTTTTCATTAGTAAGTTGAAGTTTCTTGAATGTATCAACAGACTTATTAAGTCTACGTTCAACATCATCTTTACGAAGAATGATGTCAACTAATTCATCGACACTCTTTTTACGGAGTTTAGTTCTACGACATTTATTAGCAGAACTTAATTCTTTTTCTTTCATAATTCTCTTATGTTTAAAAATTAATAATCAAAGTCAATATCATCGCCAAAGCCAGAACCATCACCATCCTCAGCTTTTATTTCTCCATATAAATCATAATCATCAATATCATTATTTATACAGAAGGCATCAACTTCTTGGGCATTTAAATCAAATTCATTATCTGTCATAACACTTAATAGTTTATTTATTAATATTTGCTGCAAAGATAATGAATTTGATTAATATTCCAATATTCTTTAACTTATATTGCGATAGGTTTACTGTTACTAACACTAAAAGGATAAATATTAATAAGTTTACCCTTATAACCATACATTTGAAAACGCTTCTTAGCTAGCTTTCTAGCATGATTAAGACCCATACTTGTACTAATCATAAGATAGCCATCTCTACGTTCTTTAACTCTATTACTAACGAAATAATACTTTGTTACACACATAATAAGTTCTCCTTATTTAATTAATTAATAAATAGTAGTAGCACTATTTCTAGCACTACTACTTATAATTATTAGTCAAACATGATATGTTTAGCCAACTCGAATATCATCTGTTTGCCAAACTCTCCAAGACGAATATCAAATACATGATTGTAATAAGAATCATGCTTAACAACAGTTGGAGTAGCATTATCGCTAAATGGATTACGATATTCTTGTCCTTCAGCAACAGCTTCCTGAACAATGTTAATAGTTGCACCACTAAGAATCACACCAATTCTCTTAGGTGATTCAAGAAGCGCATTACCAGCAAATGCTACATCTGGAATTTCACGAAGAGTAGCAATCAAGCTAAAGTTACTTACAAAGATAACATTTACAAGACCAATTACATACTCACTTGTGACATCGGTATCAGCTGGAACACCATCTTTACCAGGAGTCTTACCAAGGTTAGGATTAGCTACATAACCCTTAACAGGTTTGTCAAGAGTAATTGCAACTCTTGCATAGTTAGTCATTTCAGTAGTATTGATATTACGAATAGTAACATCCTTTACTACATTGTTTGCACCATTGTTTACTAACTCATTAATAACTTTCTTTGAATCCATAATTCTTTAATTTAAAATGTTTATAATATGTTTATTAACTCGAAAATCTTAATTATTTTCTAATTCTCTTTTAGCTGTTTCATAACCAGCATCATAACCAGCATCATAACCTTCATTATAAGGATTATCTTTATGAGATAAATTATATCTAATAGATTCAGCTGCTTGATGAATATTATCAATATAATGAGTACCAACTAATTCAATATCTTCAATAGTACAATCCTTATATTTATTTCTATTGTACTGTAATCTATTCATTTGTTCAACTAACTTATCATAATTGGCAATATCTTCAAGTTTATTACCAGCTAAACTAATAGCATAACAATTAAGTTCCTTATCGAATATTACATGAGGAATATGAAGTGAATCTAATGAATCTAATGAATCATTAGCGTACATACCTTTTACGGGGCGGCTAGAATTATTATCTGGTTCTAATATATCAACATTATCACAACTATTAATATAAGTTGTAGGTCTATTATAATTATCATAAGTAGTTTTAACTCCAAAATAAATAAAACTACCAATCAAATAAATAACAAAACCTACAATACTTAATAGTCCAATAATACCTATTATAGTATATAGCTTATTTTCTGTTTTCTTTTCCATAATCAAATAAATTAATTAAATAAACTAGTACTATCTTCACAGACCGTACTAGTAGCAACAGAACTTTATTTTGGAAAATGGGAAGTCTTTATTCGTCTTTATCAACGTTATTAATTATAACAATACCACTTATAATAAGCAGTATAAAACCAATGACATTCGTAATATTTATATTATCGTCATTACCATGACTAATAAATACTAAAGATAATAGCAGCATTGGTACTACTATTATCTTCATTATGTATTTAATTAAATCTACGTTCATAGTTCTTCTATAAGTTTAATATTTATATCATCATTATCGTCAATATCAATTAAATTATCATTGATAATATCACAATCATCAACAACAGGATAGTCTTCAAGAGTAGCAAATACTTCTCTAAACTTATCAGTATCATTGAGATTATTATCATTATTAATAGTATGAACACGCTTTACTATATTAATAAGCGAAAGAATATCACTTTTAGTGATACCTATTGTATTTTGTTTCCAAAGCATAACATTAATACATTAAAATTAAACATTTAGTAAATGAAGACTTATAAAATCAAGTATAGTAATATCCAGTAAATCAGGTCAAGAGAGTAAGAATTAGACTTAAAGTCTTGGAACCAAAGATAAAGGAGATAAAATAAATGATTAGATAAGTCGGAGGAGCAACAGTAATAATAGTTGGAATAGTAATGTGATTAATAATAAGGTTAAAGTGAAAGGAAGATGAGAATAAGGAATTGTTGTAGGAATAGTTAGAGCAATTCTTCTACACATACTTCCATTCACTTCAACTTTATAACAAACTCTTTAAACATCACCTACTCTAATTCCAATAATATCTTCATAAGATAAATTTATCTCATCGTCATACTCATCAACAAACTCTACATGATTATCATCATAATAAAGTCCATTATAACCATAATAACGATTATATTTGCTATCAACAGTATACTTCACAGGTACACTATCCATAGCTTTATTACCTGCGTTAATAATTTCTTGAATTAATTGTTTATTCATATCTTTATTTGTTTAATTTTTACTTTATTTACTAGTCGGTGTACCATTATCTGTACTACTCATTTCATTCGCAGTACAAACTATTTGTGCAACAAATAGTGAAATCATTGGTACTCCATTACTAATTATATTATATATATATCTATATAAGATATAGAAAATTTCATAAGTATTTGATAGTCAATTAGTTAGCTAAATTAATAATATCGGAATACGATATTTCG